GCCCACTTCGAACATACAGTCGAATCTGGAGCATAGTCAGTAGATGCACATATAAAATTTGAAGAATTACTGACAACTACCTTGACATTGAGCGCTACAAAGACGATTGGATAAACGCTGGAAAGCGGACGGCTCTGCCATTCCTCAATTTGAGGCAGGATTTTGTCTGTCACATCCGATATGAAGCCTTCAGATACTTCAAAGCCATAGATATCATCCAATGTTTCAGATATCTGTTTTGTGGTCATCCCTTTGGCATACATAGATATGATTTTCTGATCAATATCAGAAATATCCTTTTGACGTTTCTTCACAATCTGTGGCTGGAAAGAAGACTGTCGATCCTGCGGAACGTCAATCTGGAAGTTGCCATAGCTGCTATTGAGTTTCTTGGTTTTGTAGCCATTGCGGGTGTTTTCATTGCTGGATCTCTCGGATTTACTGTACCCTAGATGCTGATCCATTTCAGTTTCCATCATCGATTTGATGCTGCCGCCAAGCAAGTCCTTCAATGCCTCCTGGATGTCGTTAGCATTCTCAATATTGTACTCTTGGAAAAGCTGCTGGATAATGGATCTCTTTCCATCGGTCATTTCGACTTTGTGAATTGGTTTGTGATTTTTAGCCATGATAAAGGCCTCCTATGATTAAATTTTACCATAGAAGACCTTATTCCTTCGAGAGAATTTTATTTACAGAGATTTTTTCATAGTCTCGGTTGTGATGCCGAAAGCGTTCTAGACTGATTTTGATTACGTCAGGATTCATGATTTTGCGAAAGAAATTTGACAGTACCATTGATGATTTAGCTTTTACCTAAAAGTAAATACATTTTTTTGAGTAGAAAAATCAAACACAACTTTGATTGGTAAAGTATTGGTAGCAGCTTCAGCTGGTAATTGTACAGCAATTTTTACATTTTCAGGCTGTAGGGGATCTATGAATTCGTATAGTCCATCTAAGCGGCCATTTCTATCTCGAAGAAGCATACAGTGGTATTTGTAGCCATCACTATATACGGCATCAATACGCACAAGTTTATCCATATCTTCTTTTTCTTTTTTTAAATTTTTTAATGTAGCATTTATAACAAAATATACTTTGCCTTCATCGGCTTGATAATAACTATAGTAACCACTGGGATTTGTTGGTATAACTTTATCTGTAAATTCGGTACCTTTGATTGTAATTTCAGCGATGCCAGGTTTGCTAAATGGTGTATTTAAAGAAACAGGGTCTGATGAATCTGCTGGAGGTTTCTTCTCGGTAACATGTGTTTTAGGTTCAAAATCCGATGTTGTTGAATTATGCTTTGTCGATGAGCCAGGGCCATATAATAAAAATAAAAATGCAACAAAAATAACTATGCCTATAATATATAAAGTTTTTCTGGGAGTTCCTGTAGATGTTGTAGATGATGTAGTTGGTGTAGATGGTGAAGAGCTGCTATCGGTTGAGTTATTTGGTATATTATCCTCAAAAGTGACATTAGTAAGATCAAAGCCACATTCTGGGCAAAATTTAGATTTTTTCTCTAATACACTGTTGCACTTTGGGCAATTCAAAGTAATCACTCCTTTATCTTATCATGGTCCATTTTTAGGAATCCAACACCAGTTACAATAGATATAATCCCAGAGTATGTGGTTCCTATTCCAATATCTCCAAACATTATGGGCCCCATTATTAATCCTATACATCCCAGAATAATTAATATTATCCCAAATACTGCCATAAATATCACCTCAAGGTTATTTAAATTTTTACACTTATATCTTCGACTGGGAATTTTTTTTCCTGCTATTAATAAAAAAAGGAGGCATCAGCCTATGAATTTATTTTCCAAACTGTTCCGTTCAAGGGATAAGCCAAAGGATTACCTTTCAGTCCATTGGCCTTTTTTATTTGGAGGAACTCCAGCCGGAAGAAATGTGAATGAGCGGACTGCTATGCAGATTACTGCAGTATATGCCTGTGTAAGGATACTGGCAGAGGCAATAGCAAGCCTTCCACTTAATGTATATCAGTACCGGGCGGATGGCAGCAAAGAAAAGCTGTATAGTCACAGCCTGTATAGAATTCTGCATGATGAGCCTAATCCTGAAATGACCAGCTTCGTGTTCAGGGAAACCATGATGAGCCATCTTTTACTGTGGGGTAACGCTTATGCCCAGATTATTAGAAATGGGCGGGGCGAGGTAATTGCCTTGTATCCGCTTCTTCCAAATAAGATGGATGTAAGCAGGGACTCCACCGGGCAGTTGGTTTATACCTATACAAGATATGCTGATGAAGCGGGAGGTAAGCAGAGATTTGAGCAGGTGGTTTTGCCCCAAGATGATGTGCTTCATATCCCAGGCTTGGGTTTTGATGGTCTTATCGGATATAGCCCGATAGCCATGGCTAAGAATGCCATAGGTATAGCCATTGCTACGGAGGAGTACGGAGCCACTTTCTTTGCCAACGGTGCTACACCGGGTGGTGTACTTGAACACCCAGGGGTAGTTAAAGATCCGGATAAATTAAGGCAAAGCTGGCAGGCTCGGTTCACCGGCAGAAAGGCTCACAGTGTGGCAGTCCTTGAGGAAGGAATGACCTACAAGCAGATGGCCATACCGCCTAATGAGGCACAGTTCCTTGAAACACGAAAATTTCAAATCAATGAGATAGCTCGAATTTTCAGAGTCCCACCACACATGGTTGGAGACCTTGAGAAGTCGAGCTTTTCTAATATTGAGCAGCAGTCCTTGGATTTTGTAATTTATACCCTCAATCCATGGATTGTGAGATGGGAACAGGCTATGCAACAAGCACTTTTACTCCCAGGTGAGAAGAGTAAATTGTTCTTCCGGTTTAATGTGGATGGCCTCTTGCGTGGTGATTATCAGAGCCGGATGAACGGGTATGCTATTGATAAATGTTCTTGATTAAAACAACTGTTCAATTTGCACTTGCAATTATCCATGGTGAAATTCAGGCTGATACGAAAAAGGCAGTTGGCTCGATGGCGAAAGGCAAGGATCAGTATAATGGAACTATGAATTAAGACAACTTCGAAACTATTTCTTAATGTGAATCTCGTGGTATACTGGAGGCGATCAATGAAAAAGGAGATAATCATCATGTCACGCACGCGCCGTCATTTCACATCGAAATTCAAATCCGATCTCGTCATCGAGCTGCTCAAGGGTGAGAAAGACCTCAACACGCTGGCGGCTGAGAACGAACTCCTGCCGAACCTCTTGCGGAACTGGAAGAACGAGTTCCTCAGCAAGGCAAGCATCATATTCGATGATTCCAGAGAGGACAACATCAAGCAAAAACTCGAGACCGAGCGGAAGGAGAAAGCCTCCTATGCCTGCAAAGTTGGCCAACTCACCATGCAGGTGGATTGGTTGAAAAAAAAATCTGAGGAAATTCTTGGACCGGACTACGAGAAACAGTATTCTCCAAAACCTTTCGAGGAGTAAGTGCAAGGGGCTTTCCCTTCGGAAAGCAGCGAAGCTGCTCGGCGTCAACCGCACGAGCCAATACTACCAACCCAAAGAGAACACTCCATCAGATGAAGCGCTGGAATGCAAGCGCATCATCGATCATTTCCACACGGACAATCCTGCCTGGGGCGCAAGGCAGCTGGTCTCGCACCTGTAGCGCCTCGGGCATCAGGTCAGACGACGCAAGACAGCTCGCTACATGCGCGAGATGGGCATCGACGCCATCTATCCGAAGATGAACCTTTCCAAGCGGCAGCAACAAGCGCAGGTGATGCCCTACCTGCTGAAGCATGTGGATATTCAGCAGCCTAACCAGGCATGGTCCATCGACATCACCTACATTCCACTGGAGCACGGTTTCGTTTATCTGACAGCCATCATCGACTGGTACAGCCACTGCATTGTTGGCTGGGAGGTGGACGATACCCTGGACACCCGGATGGTCATTGCTGCCGTAAGGAAGGCTCTCCGTATAGCAAAGCCGCAGATTCTCAACTCCGACCAAGGATGCCAGTTCACCAGCAAGGAGTACAAGGCTTTCCTCAAGGAACACAACATCCGCCAGAGCATGGATGGCAAGAGCCGCTGGGCCGCTGGGCCGACAACATCAAGATTGAGCGGTGGTTCCGGACATTCAAGTATGAGGAAGCCTATCTCACGCAGTACCGCAACATCCGGGAGGCTCGCAGGGCCATCCGCAACTACATCAACGTGTATAACTTCCAGCGCTGTCACTCAGCCATCGGGAACGTCCCGCCAGCAGAGCGCTACTTCCCGGCACTGCTGCTCAATGCTGCAATGTCTGCTGCCTGATACATTTAGAAATTTATCGATTTTGGTCTTGACAAGCGTGCCACTATAGTTGCAGAGAATATGTTACTGTAAAGCTTTATAAGTATTAAAAATTCAGGAAGATGATTTTAGGGTAGTAATTTTTATTGGTTATAGTATGTAGTATAATTAGAAAAGTATGGAATTGGAGATGGAAAAGATGAATAAGCGACCAATTGGTATTTTAAAATGCTTTAGTAAAGAAGAGTATCGACAGGATTTTTTAAATGGTAATATTTATTTTAAGGCTAGTGGATATTTTAGAAAACTAGAAGATACATATCGTGGAGATAAAAATGATGGAAAAAAGCCAATAGATGTAAAATTATCTGAAATATCAATAAAAAAAGCAGGGGAAGTTGTTGTGCCAAATAGTGAATTACTTAATGTGGTATTAGGTTTTGATGGTGACGATAAAGTACCAATATTTTGTTGTTCTGCATTAAACTACAATATTTTAAATTGTAATGGCAATAGATACACTTTAAAAGAAGAATTTATAAAAGAAATGCAGCAATTTGGGAAATATTTTGCTTATGTTTCATGGAACGAATTTGCGAATAAGATGGATGCCATATCTCAGGCTAAGCGTATTGGATACGAAATAGGAGAAGTTACTTATGCTGACATTGCTAAAAAATATGCTAAAGAAAGTCTGGCTGTTAATAATCTCATAGAACAATATGAAGTTTTCTTTTATAAAGATGAATCGTATAAGTGGCAGAATGAAATACGAGTGATATTGGATTCTCCAGATGGTAGCTTAATAGGTGATAATGATTATTATGTATTAAATGTCGGGGGCTTTAGTAATGTTCGTCTATGGGATATAAATGAATTGAATAAGGTGACTTTTTATAATGGGCCCAAGAATTCAGACCAGTAATGGAAATTTTAAGAGTGCGTGATATAGTATAGGTAACGAAATAGGAGGTTGCCATCATGCCAAGAAAAAAGTACACTGCTGAATTCAAAACCAAGATGGTCTTGTCGATCTTTCAAGGCAACAAGGAATTCAATGTTATCTGCTCCGAGAACAACTTGAATCCGAACATGGTCCGGAAATGGAAGCAGGATTTCCTGCAGAATGCCCATCGCGCTTTTGGCGCAGATTCTGAACGCAAGGCTGTTCAGAGGAAGGAGGATGACCTGAAGAAAAAGAATGACCAGATGCTTAAGACCATCGGTCAGCTGACGCTGGAACGCGACTTTCTTCAGGATTGCTTTCACCGAGCTGGAGAAGCAGTCCCACAAATCCCAGAATATGATCCAAAGGGATAATGGGCTTTCCATACGTCGTCAGTGCGAGCTGCTGGGACTGAACCGGTCCGGCTTGTATTACATACCACCCATACAGGATACAGAAGCAGTCAAGCGCGACGAGTCCTTAATGGCATGTATCGACCATTGGCATACCAGATGCCCTTATCTTGGATCCCGCAAAATTGTCATCAAACTGCAGGAAGACGGCTTTACTGTATGTCTTAAGACAGTACGCCGACTCATGCTGAAAATGGGTATATATGCCATTTATCCCAAGCCCAATCTATCCAAGAGGAACTTCAAGGAGGCTATCGTGCCATATCTGCTGCGCAATTATACTGCATCATTTCCTAATCAGGTCTGGTCTATAGATATCACCTATATCCCAATGCCGCACGGTCATATGTACCTGACAGCAATTATTGACTGGTATAGCCGACGACTGATTGGATACTATCTCTCTGATACACTGGATGCAGCTTCGGTCGTCCATACAGTAAAGAAAACCGTAAAAGAGTGTGGCATTTCTGCTATCATCAATTCAGATCAAGGAAGCCAGCTTACCAGTGATGACTACAAGACATTGCTTCACAGTCTCAACATCCGGCAAAGCATGGATGGCAGAAGTCGCTGGGCTGACAACATCATGATTGAGCGATGGTTCCGCAGTCTCAAGACGGAACAGCTCGATCCTAACGAATACCATTCGCCAAGAGAGCTGCGTCAACTGATTGATACGTATGTGGATGACTACAACAACATACGGCCACACGAAGCTCTAGGCTACAAGGTTCCGAATGATTTCTATTTCGGCAGTTTCGCTGCGTAGCTTTACTTCGTTTGATGACACTCTTAAAAATTTACGAAGTGGTCTTGACAAGGGGCCCATTATAATGAAACCAGCAAAGCTTAGTCAATATAAAGAGATAGCCCTGAACTCAAACAAACCATGAGTTCAGGGCTATCTCTTTATTCGTCTATGTCCAGGCTGATGCCGGATTTAAGCTTTACGGTTACGTGGTCATCGTAGACCGTGATGCTGTCCAGTATGCGGCGAGTCAGCAGCTCGTCAAATGCCGTAAGCTCTTGTGGCTGCTCCTTGAGAAAATCACAGAGCTCCGTGATACGCTTCAGGGTATCGTCTCGTAGTACCGTGTTGCTTTCGGCCTTGGCTCGAAGCTCGCGGAGATGGAAAATTTCATCGGCTATATTGTTATACGCCTCACGATTATTGGCTCGGCGAAGGAGCTCTTGCTGTAGGGTCAAAAGCTTCTCATCAATGAGGGCAATATCAGTAGTATCAGAGCGTTTGATTACTGTAGTGATATTTTTTTGCAGGATGTCCAGGTAATTGCTTTTTTGCAGCAGCATGCGATTTAGGGCCTCGATGACTATCTGATGGAGGGTTTCTTCCTTGATGGAGCGGGCATAGCAGACGGGCGACCTGTCTTCAAGCCTGCTGGCACAGCGCCAAACAACGGTGGAGGTTTTATGCCGATACCAATGGACTCGGCAAAATACTTCCCGACAATGGCCGCAGAAGATAATATTGCTAAAACAGCTATTGCTGCTATAGCTTCGCTTGCGACCATTGGGACTGACCGCAGTGACTTGCCGTTTCGCTAATTCTTCCTGTGCCAGCATGAAGGTTTCCTTGGGAATAATAGCCTCATGGTTGCCTTCTACATAGTACTGTGGCATCAAGCCAGTATTCTTCACACGGGTCTTGGTGAGAAAATCGGTGGTATAGGTTTTTTGCAGCAGTGCATCACCAATATATTTTTCATTACTGAGAATTTTACGGATGGTACTTGTCCACCATTTCTTTTTACCAGCGCCAGTCAAAATGCCATCTGCCTCAAGACCGGAAGCTATGCGATTCATGCTAAATCCCAGTAGATATTCGCGGTAGATGCGTTTTACTACCTCAGCCTGTTTGGGCTCGATGATAAGCTTTCCATCGTCATTTTTTGTATAGCCTAGAAATTTGTTATGGTTGATTTGTATCTGGCCCTGCTGGTAGCGGTATTGCAGCCCAAGCTTGACGTTTTGGCTTAGAGATTGGCTTTCTTGCTGAGCGAGGGAGGCCATAATGGTAAGCAATACCTCGCCCTTGGCATCCATAGTATTAATCGATTCCTTCTCGAAATATACTGGAATGTTTTTATCCTTGAGTTTGCGGATATATTTTAGACAGTCGAGTGTATTTCGGGCAAAGCGGCTGATGGACTTTGTGATGACCATATCAATATTGCCGGACATACATTCCTCAATCAATCGATTGAACTCTACGCGGTGCTTGGTATTGGTGCCAGAGATGCCATCGTCAGCAAAGATGCCGGCTAGCTGCCAGTCAGGATTCTTGGCGATGTATTCGGTATAATGCTGGATTTGTGCCTCATAGCTGGAGGCCTGTTCCTCGCTATCTGTACTGACGCGGCAGTAGGCAGCAACTCGAAGTTTAGGCTTTTCTGCTTCCTTGATATTATTTCCAATCTGTCGTTTGGCTGGAATAATCATGATTCTATTTTGTTCCATTCAGTTCACCTCAACTTGAATCAGGCTGTAAAGATATTCTGCCTGCTTAAGAGGATTGATTTTCTCCTCAGCCGGTTCTGTTATATAGAATTTATTGGGAATAGGCTTAGAAACTTTAGGTTTATCCTTATTAAGTCGACCTAATTTTTCAGCTCGCTTTAAAAGTGCCATTTCAGCTGCAGTGAAGGTTTCTTCGTCAATAATAGCCGGATAAAAATCATCACCTAAATAGCAGCGATTTGTCAGCATACGTTTAGCTGAGCCATGGTAGGGGGCAAAGCCAGCTTTTTTGGCCGCTGAGGTAAGCCCCATTCCTGAAAGATAATCGGCAAAAAACTGCCGGATGATATTGGCCTTAGCGGTATCAACTACAGCTTTGCCGTTTTTTATGCTATAGCCAAACGGGTGATTTTCCACGTTGTCAGATCCTTTCTCTTAGGATTAGTCCACATTTTAATTCAAAGCCAATTTCCTGACGGCTATATACGTGAATGCGGTGTACATATTCGGTAAATAGCGCCTCATTAAAGGCGTTAAGCATTTTTGAATGCTTCGTGAAATATAGCAGACGCTTTAGTTCATTAAGTTCGGTAGCACCTTTGGTACCGTTGTTTTCTAGACTGTTCAGCTCGATAGTAAGCTCTTTTCTACGTGTCTCAAGTAGGTTGCTTTCCTGTGTGAAAACAATCTGGTCAAGATATCCTTCAGCCTTTAGGCGTAGTAAGGTCTGGCGCTTCTCTGTAATTTGCATCAGCTCAGTTTCAAGATCACGGATTTGTTTTACCGTATTGTCGCTACTGATAAGCTTCAGCTTTTCGGAAAGGGGTGCCAGGATGATTTTTCGGGAATATATCAGCTTATTGAGCATTGTGATGAAGGCAAGCTCAAGATCATCATTGCGTATAAAAAGCATAGGACAGGCAGCTTTGTCTTTTAGGTGGGTGCCACAAATCCAGGCAACATAGCTGGTGGTAGCGTATTTGTGAATCCGCCGCTTAAAGCTGCTGCCACACTCGTTGCAGATAATTTTACCAGAGAATGCATAGCGACTTTGTCCTTTATCAGAACTTTTAATAATGCCCTTTCCTTGGCAATGATTTGCTTTTAAGCTTTGGGCCTGCTTAAATTCCTCATGGCTGATGATAGCCTCATGGTGGGCTTTATATAGATATTGGTTTCGTTCCCCATGATTGCATCGTCGTTTATATCCCACAGCAGTGTAGGTTTTTTGAAAGATAACGTCACCAGTATATTTTTCATTGCTTAGAATGCCAGCAATCGTGGAGCGTTGCCATCTTGGTCCGTGGCGAGGTGTAGCGACACCGCGCTTGTTTAGATCATCTATAATGCTGATCACCTTTGTACCAGCCAGGTATTTTGTAAATATTTCTTTGACTATGGCGGCCTTATCGGGAACAATTTGTAGATTGTCGCCATTCCAGCTATAACCATAGGGAGGAGAGCATAGCTTGTAGTTGCCATTTTTAAAACGGTGCTGAATAGACCAGTTGATGTTCTGTGCGGTTGAAGCGGATTCACCTTCAGCGACTGAGCTCATTACAGATAGCATGAGCTCGCTTTCCATAGTAGCGGTATTAAGCGCTTCCTTCTCAAAATAGATTGGGATATCAAGTGACTGCAGCTTGCGGACGATTTCCAGGCAGTCCATGGTGTTTCGCGAAAGTCGGCTTAGTGATTTGGTGACGACCATATCTATTTGTCGGCTTTCACAGTCTGCCAGCAATCTTTGGAGAGCCGGTCGTTGATACATTTTTGTGCCACTGATGCCCTCATCAAAATATATGTCAGCTAATTTCCAATCTGGTCTAGAACTTATATAGTTTTCATAGTAGGCTTTTTGCGTTTCCAGGCTTTCTAGCTGCGCGTCACTGGCAGTGGATACGCGACAATATGCGGCCACACGCAGTTTTTTTCGTCTTATGCGCGGGCGTACAGACTTTATTTCAGTAATCTTTTTCAAAGAATCACTTCCTTCGGTAGTATCACATGTTAACTCTAAATCGATAGATTAGCCACTGATTTTTGGTAAAAGTTCAACTAAAAAAGGGGCAAAGGCTTGTCGATTCAGCTTAGTGACAGCGTTAAATTCCTGTAGAGAAATGAGGTTTGCATTGTACATGCTTTGCAATAGTTGCTGGGCTTTATGATAGCCGCAGTCCTGCTGCAGTGCTATGGTGGTTGCTTTTTCCTTTGGCGTACTTGGCTGCCAGTTTCCTGCAACGGTTCTGATTTCCATAATATCCTCCATCTTGATAATTCTATTTATAATCCAATGGAGAAAAATATGTGATTTTGACGAGGTCGGCCAAAATATTTTTATAGCTTCCGTAATTGCGGAGGCTATATTTTTTTTGTTTCCTTATAATTACGAGGATGAGCTTTTGAAAAAATTGAAGCTATTTCGTCAAAAGTCGAATTTCAAGACCAGTGGATATTGTAAGGAGCACACAGGATAAATGCTCCGACAGGAGGTGACGCGAATGCATAGATTACACAGACAATCTGAGATTGCTGCAGTTTTATGTGCTATCAGTCTGGTATCGGCTCGAATGGTATATAGGCTGCAAGGCAGAGGTCAAAAAGTGAAAGGAGGAGACAAGAGTGAAGGATTTAGCAGAGGCTATCATCAAGCTGCGGGATGCCGCTACATTTATCAATCAGCTGGCCGATGAGCTGGACACAGGAAAAACAGGTGATGATAGGGAAGCTCCAGTGAAACCAAAGGTGACATTGGAAGAGGTCAGAGGCGTTTTGGCAGAAAAAGCAGGTCTTGGTTTTACTGCTGAGGTGAAGGAGCTTTTAAAGAAGCATGGCGGCAAGCGATTGTCTGAAATCGCAGAGACTGACTATGCTGGACTAAAGACGGATGCGGAGGTGCTAGGAAATGGCAGCTAAAGGACATGCCTTATTATCAGCATCCTCGGCTGGCCGCTGGATGCACTGCCCGCCCTCGGTTAGATTGGGTGAGGGCTTTGCTGATAAGAATAGCAGCTATGCGGTCGAAGGTACTGAGGCACACGCTTTGTGCGAATATAAGCTACTGAAGGCCTTGAAGCGCAGAGCTGTAAATCCAACTCGTAAGCTGCAATTTTACAACGAAGAAATGGAAGTTTGCGCGGAAGGCTACCGGGATTTCGTCATGGAGCTTGTCGAGCAAGCTAAGGTGAGAGGCAGTGCTCCGGTAGTATTGGTTGAGCAGAGGGTAGATTTTTCCAGCTGGGTGAAGGAAGGCTTCGGTACAGCTGATGCACTGGTTATTACTGAAGGGATGCTCACCATTTGTGACTATAAGCATGGGCAGGGCATTATGGTGGAGGCAACGAATAATGAACAGCTGAAATGCTATGCGTTGGGGGCGCTCTATATGTTTGATGCACTCTATGACATAGATAAGGTACAGCTGGTGATCTATCAGCCTAGACGAGAAAATGTCAGTGTTTTTGAGTTGGCGGCAAAGAATTTATACGAGTGGGCTACTGAGTGCTTAGCACCGCAGGCGAAACTTGCCTTTGCTGGTGAGGGCGAGTTTTCTTGTGGAGTCTGGTGCAGGTTTTGTAAGGCAAAGCATATCTGTAGAGCTCGTGCAGAGAACAATCTTTTGCTTGCAAAGCATGATTTTCAGCTGCCGCCGACCTTGGATGATGTAGAAATAGAATTGATTCTATCAATGGTAGATGATTTATCTGTCTGGGCAAGCGACATCAAGGAATATGCACTTAGACAGGCTATTGCCGGGAAGGAATGGCAGGGCTGGAAGATCGTAGAGGGACGCTCAAATCGTCGCTATATGAATGAAGCTGCGGTAACTGAGGTTGTCAGCAAGGCTGGGTTTGAGCCATACGAAAAGAAGCTTCTGGGCATCACTGCCATGCAGAAGCTTTTGGGTAAGACTCGATTTGAAGAGTTGCTGGCAGCTTACATCGAAAAGCCACCTGGTAAACCAACATTAGTACCGAGCAGCGATAAACGCCCGGCAATGCATAATGCAAAAACTGAATTTATGGAGGAAAAAGATCATGAGTAAAAATGTAAAAGCTATGAATCCACTGAAGGTAATCACTGGCCCGGAGACTCGTTGGAGCTACGCAAACGTATGGGAGCCCAAATCCATCAATGGAGGTACGCCAAAGTACAGCGTCAGCCTTATCGTACCGAAATCGGATACGAAAACTGTAGCCAAGCTAAAGGCAGCTATCGAGGCCGCTTATAAGGAGGGTGAGGCCAAGCTCAAGGGAAATGGCCGCAGCGTGCCAGCACTTTCTGTAATAAAGACGCCACTTCGTGATGGAGACGTAGAGCGCCCGGATGATGCAGCCTATGCCAATGCCTACTTTGTTAATGCCAATGCCACTACGGCACCTGGAATTGTGGATACCGATTGCAATCCTATCCTGACCCGTTCAGAGGTTTATTCTGGAGTATATGGTCGAGCCAGCATCAGCTTCTACGCCTTCAATAGCTCTGGCAACAAAGGTATTGCCTGCGGTCTTAATAACCTGCAGAAAATCAAGGATGGCGAGCCTCTTGGTGGTCGCAGCCGTGCAGAAGATGACTTTGCAACTGACGACGATGATGATTTCTTGAGCTGATAGGAAGGATAGCGCATGGGTATGGAAATTTATGAATTTGCAAAGCAGTTTGATGTTATAGTGGTCTTCATGTTATTTTCGATGATGATTGGATATTATGTGAAAGGCTTTACTGATCGGCTTGTCGATTGCTTGTTCGATAGATGGCAAAATAGAAAATAAAGGATACGAAGCGGTGGGGGATGTCCTCCATCGCTTCGTTTGTAAAGGAGTAAATTATGAAGACATTAAGTATCGATATCGAGACTTTTTCCTCTGTGAATTTGGCAAAGTCTGGCGTATATCATTATGCAGAATCGCCTGATTTTGAAATACTGCTCTTTGGCTATTCAGTAGATGGCGGTGAAGTGAAGGTCGTAGATATGGTGGCAGGCGAGATGATACCTGTCGAGGTAGTGGGGGCATTGATGGACGATACCGTCATCAAGTGGGCATTCAATGCGTCATTCGAGAGGACGTGCCTGGCTAGATGGTTGGATGAATATATTTCCCCAGATTCCTGGCGCTGTACGATGATTTGGGCAGCTACACTTGGTCTGCCATTATCCTTGGAGGGCGTAGGAACTGTGCTAGGGTTGGAAAAGCAGAAGCTGACCGAGGGCAAGAGCCTCATTCGTTACTTTTGTGTGCCGTGTGCTGCGACCAAGGCCAATGGCGGCAGGACGAGAAATCTTCCAGAACACGATAAGGCAAAATGGGAACTGTTTAAGTCATATAATCTGCGGGATGTTGAAACAGAAATGGCCATACAGGAAAAGCTGTCGAGGTTTCCAGTTCCTGATGCAATTTGGGAGGAGTACCATCTAGATCAGGAAATCAATGATCGCGGCATTGGCATAGATATGACATTGGTAAAGCAGGCTATTGCCATGGATGAACGCTCGAAGGCTAGACTCATCGAGTTGATGCAGGAGCGGACGAACCTAGTTAATCCAAACTCGGTGCAGCAGATGAAAGCGTGGCTGGCAAATAACGGTTTGGAGACGGATAACCTTGGGAAGAAGGCTGTGGCAGAGCTTTTAAAGGAGGCGCCGGAGCCACTAGCTGAGGTGTTGGAGCTACGGCAGCAGCTTGCCAAGTCCAGCGTCAAGAAGTACACAGCCATGGGAAACGCAGTCTGCTCAGATAGCCGGGTAAAGGGAATGTTTCAGTTCTACGGTGCCAATCGGACAGGCCGCTTCAGTGGACGGCTTGTTCAGCTGCAAAACTTACCTCAAAACCACATGAGTGATTTGGCAGAGGCAAGGTCGCTGGTTCGCTCTGGCAATTATGAGGCAATGTCAATGCTATATGGTTCGATTCCGGATGCCTTGTCCGAGCTTATCCGCACATCCTTTGTGCCGCAGGACGGGCGAAAGTTTATCGTAGCTGACTTTTCTGCTATTGAGGCTCGTGTCATTGCCTGGCTTGCTGGCGAAGTCTGGCGGCTCGAGGTATTTAAAAGCGGTGGAGATATATACTGTGCCTCGGCATCACAGATGTTTAAGGTGAAGGTTGTGAAAAACGGAGAAAATGGGCATCTTCGCCAGAAAGGTAAAATATCGGAATTAGCGCTTGGGTATGGTGGCTCTGTTGGCGCATTAAAGGCAATGGGGGCGCTAGACATGGGGCTGGAGGAAGATGAGCTACAAGGTCTCGTCAATGCCTGGCGTAATGCCAATCCGCACATCGTTCGATTGTGGTGGGATGTTGATCATGCTGTAAGGGTTTGTGTGGTAGAGCACCGTCAATCTATTTTGTATGGATTGCATTTTAGCTATGAGAGTGGTTTCCTTTTCATTACGCTGCCAAGTGGTCGGCGGCTTGCTTATGTCAAGCCAAAGATGGGCGTGAACAAGTTTGGCGGAGAGTCGGTCACCTATGAAGGTGTTGGGGCAACGAAGAAATGGGAACGGTTAGAAAGCTATGGCCCGAAGTTTGTGGAGAATATTGTCCAGGGCATTGCCAGGGATATTCTCCTGTATGCCATGAAGACATTACGGAATTGCTCTATCGTAGCGCACATCCATGATGAGCTCATCATAGAAGCAGACAGACGAATGTCACTATCAGCCATATGTGAGCAGATGGGACGTACACCGCCGTGGGCAGAGGGATTGCTCCTTCGAGCTGATGGCTACGAATGTGATTTTTATAAAAAAGATTAAATTGTTTCGTCAAAATCTGAAAAACATCTCCAGTGGTTTATATAGAGAGGTGGTAGATTGCATAGGCGTTCATCTCAGAGATGGACGCTTTTTCTTGCCACAAATTATTCCGACAGAGGAGGTCGAGTCTATGTTTTATGTTAAGGAAAAGCTCGGTGAAACTACGGAGGTAGCAGTAAAAATAACTGCTGAGAATGTGTTTTGCAAGTGCCCGCGTTGCCAGGCCGAGGTGCCAGTAGACCTCATGGAGTTTATGGGGGACAAGGATTTTGGACTGTATGACTCAGCTGTTTACTGTGATAACTGTGTTGAGCTTTTGAAACGGGGGGTATGAAATGGACAGAGAGTATGTAAATGCCGAGGGCTACCCTGATCCAACTTGCTATGCGGCACTAAATAAACTGCAACGAGAAGATAAAGCTATTTTCCGGCCTTTGGTATATATCTGCAGCCCATATAGGGGGGATGAGCGAGAGAATACATTAAGGGCGCAGTACTATTGTCGGTTTGCTGTCAGTAAGGGATATATCCCCATAGCACCACATATCTACTTCACGCAGTTTCTAGCTGATCAAAAAGAGTCAGAGCGTAGTGTAGCTATTTTTATGAATTTGGTGCTTTTAGGAAAATGCCATGAGCTGTGGTGCTTTGGTGAGAAGGTATCCGATGGTATGCAAGTAGAACTGGATAAGGCCAAACATCTAAGGAAAATACTGCGGTATTTTACGGAAGATTTGGAGGAGATATCGATATGAGATTTACATTGTACCGAGCAAATTGTCGGGGTGAAGAACTAAATTCACTATATCCGACCAAGGAAGAAATCACAGATGAAGCAGCACTAGCGCATGCAGTGCAATATGATCATGTAATGGCATTATATAAAGGAAATCACCGTAGTAGTGCAAATTTCGAGCTTACGGACTGCATACCAGATGATTGTGATAATGACCACTCAGACAGTCCGGAGGAGTGGATCACTGCTGAAAAGCTGGAACGCTATTTTCAGGATGTATCCTATGCTTTGGTTTATAGTCGCAGCCACAATAAGCAAAAAGGGGACAGAGCTCCAAGACCACGCTTCCATGTATATTTCCCTATTGAGGAACTATGCAAGGCAGATAGTTATGCAAGAGAGAAACAGCGTATTCTGTCCTATTTTCCTTACTTTGACAAAAATGCGCAGGATACAGCACGGTTTCTATACGGAACGGATAATCCACAGCTTTTGTGGCATGAGGGAAGCAAAACAGTCCTTGAATTTTTAACAGAACAGGATTTTAAGCGCTGGGAGGCTGACATTGAAAAGATTCCTGAAGGGCAACGAAATGCTACAATGTCAAAATTTGCTGGGCGCATCATAAAACGCTATGGTGATACCTCTGATGCTTGCAATATCTTTATGGAACGTGCCGGGAAATGTGAGCCGCCATTGGATGACCGTGAGCTGGCACGTATCTGGCAGAGTGCCCAGAGCTTTTATCAACGGATAGCAACTGAGCCTGGGTATGTTGCACCGGAGAATTACGAAAGTGGTTTTATGATAATGCCAGCAGATAAATCCGATGTTGGGCAGGCAGTCGTGCTCGCTAGAGAATATAGCTGGTGCCTTAGATATTCTCCGTCAACGGATTTTATTGTCTATAACGGCAGCTATTGGGAGGAAAGCAAGCCTAAAGCACAGGGATTGTCTCAGGAGCTGACGGATAGACAGCTGGCTGAGGCAGAAGCAGAGATGGAAAAGGTGCGGGCAATTCTAGAAGGCCAGGGCGTTGTTGATGTGATAAGGATAAATGCTAATCGTTGCTCAAAGGCAGATAGCGAGCGATTGGCTGTGCTTACAGAGGAACAACGGGCTTTATATTTACAGTATAAAAGAGCGGAAGCCTATCGGAATTATGCCATTAAACGGCGTGAGTCCAAATATATCGGTAACGCACTGAAGGAAAGCCGCCCAATGCTTGAAATTACACAGCGAGAGCTGGACAGCAATGAATATCTGTTGAACACGCCATCTTTTACTTATGATTTGAGACAAGGGGTGGCTGGTGTGATGGAACATAGTGCAGAGCACTTTATCACGAAGCAAACACTGGTCGATGCGGATGAAGTTCGACGTGAGCTTTGGATGGATGCCCTGAATACTTTTTTCCTGACTGATACGGAGCTTATTGGATATGTTCAACGAATTGTGGGGCTGGCAGCTATTGGCAAGGTGTTCATGGAGACATTGGTTATTGCTTATGGGGAAGGACGTAACGGAAAATCTACCTTTTGGAATGTGCTGGCCAGAGTTTTAGGAAGCTATAGTGGAACGATGTCAGCGGAGACTTTAACCATTGGCTGTAGGAGAAATGTTCGGCCGGAGCTGGCTGAGGCCAAGGGAAAACGTCTACTCATAGCAGCTGAGCTGGAAGAAGGAATGCGTCTAAGTACCGCCAATGTGAAGCAACTTTGTTCAACAGATGAGATTTCAGCTGAGAAAAAGTACAAGGATCCGTTTAGCTACACACCTAGTCATACATTGGTGCTCTATACCAATCATCTTCCTAAAGTGGGGGCGATGGACCAGGGAACGTGGCGCAGACTGATTGTTATCCCTTTTGATGCCAGAATTGAAGGAAGTTCAGATATTAAGAATTATACAGATTATCTATTTGAGAACGCGGGGGGCGCAATCTTAAGCTGGATAATCGAGGGAGCGAGAAAGGTCATCGCAGAAGATTGCAAAATAACAGCGCCCCAAAGAGTGCAGAGAGCCATTAATGAATATCGAGAAATCAACAACTGGATGGAGCATTTTCTGGAGGAATGCTGTGAAGTAGGCCCGCTATTTGAGGCAAAATCTGGTGAGGTGTATGACAATTATCGAGCTTTCTGTGTTCGAACCGGTGAGTACGTCAGAAATAGTGCGGATTTTTACGGGGCGATAGAAGCTTCTGGCTTTGATCGCTATAGAAGCAGCAAAGGCAAGTATATCAAGGGGTTACAGCTGAAATCAGAATTCTTGATAAATTAAATAGTGCCACCTCATGCCACCTCTATATAGAAAGTCCTCTATAGGGACAAAAAATTTTAACTATATAGAGAGATTATAGGTAGGGCCGGCATGAGGTGGCACAGCTTAGAACAATGGAGGCACTTATGCGAGAAACACTGATAGAGCAAAAGCTGGTTAAAGACACTAAAGCGGCAGGAGGGATAGCACTGAAGTTTACGTCTCCTGGATTTGATGGGATGCCAGACCGTGTCCTCTTGTTTCCAGATGGCAGGCTGTGCTTTGTCGAGGTAAAAGCACCTGGGAAAAAGCCTAGGCCTTTGCAGCTTGCAAGACATAAGCTATTGCGGCGGCTTGGCTTTAAGGTCTATGTGCTGGATGCCGCAGAGCAGATTGGAGGGATACTGGATGATATTCAAGCCACATGATTACCAGAAATATGCAATACGATACATCGAGGAGCATGAGGTCACAGCGCTTCTTCTGGACATGGGCCTCGGCAAGACGATTATCACGCTGACAGCCATTAATGACCTCATCAATGACAGCTTTGAAGTCAGGAAAGTGCTTATTATTGCACCACTTAGAGTGGCTAGAGACACGTGGCCTGCAGAAATCAAGAAATGGGAGCACCTTAGGCACCTGACTGCAGCCGTTGTTGTCGGCAGCTTGGCAGAGCGCAAAGCTGCGCTGTCCAAGAAGGCAGACCTATACATCATCAACCGGGAGAACGTCCAGTGGCTCATTGAGAAAAGCGGCTGTCGTTTTGACTTCGATATGGTGGTCATTGATGAGCTTTCGTCCTTCAAGAATCATCAGGCTAAGCGATTCAAGTCCTTGATGAAAAAGCGTCCTGGAATAAAGCGCATCGTTGGACTTACTGGCACACCAAGCTCCAATGGCTTGATGGATTTGTGGGCTGAGTTTCGCCTGTTGGATATGGGAGAGCGCCTGGGAAGATTCATCAGCCAGTATCGGAGCAACTACTTCAGGCCAGATAAGATGAACGGACAGGTCGTGTTTTCCTACAAGCTGCTGCCGGGAGCAGAGAAGCAGCTTTATGAGCGGATAGCAGACATCACCATCTCCATGAAATGCACGGATCATCTGGTGATGCCGGAGCTCATCAGCACAGAATGCCAAGTACAGCTCTCGGATACAGAGCGCAAGCGATACGACGAGTTGAAGAAAGACCTCGTGCTGCAGCTACCGGATGGAGAGATTACCGCTGCCAATGCCGCAGCACTTACAGGAAAGCTGGTACAGATGGCCAACGGAGCAGTTTACAGCGATGATGGTAGCACGATGGAAATTCATGACCGCAAGCTTGATGCCTTGGAGGACTTGATTGAAGCCGCCAACGGCAAGCCTGTTCTTGTAGCGTATTGGTTCAAGCATGACCTAGAGCGCATCAAAGCAAGGTTCGATGTGCGAGAGATAAAAAGCACCGCTGACATAGCCGACTGGAATGCGGAGAAGATTCCGGTGGCATTGATCCATCCGGCATCCGCTGGACATGGACTCAACCTGCAGGCTGGCGGCAGTACGCTTATCTGGTTTGGACTTACTTGGTCACTGGAGCTTTATCAGCAGACGAATGCCAGACTGTGGCGGCAGGGACAGACAGCAGAGACCGTGGTCATACAGCACATCGTGGCTAAGGATACCGTTGATGAACATATCATGAAAGCCCTGGCTAAGAAGAATACAACACAACGTGCTTTGATGGATGCCGTCGAAGCAGAATTGGAGGATATATGAATGAGTATGAACAGCTTGCCAATGCCATCGTCTTGCAGGCGGTGAAGGACTACCGACAGGCAAGGAAAAAGAAAGATTCAGCAGAGCTGATTCCGCTGGTAACATTCTTTCGGTCGAAGTGGTTTGCCGTGCTGACCAATGTGGATGGTCGGCTCTTGGAGCAGAGACTCAAGGAGGAATGTCGATGAACGCTAAGGAATATCTGAGCCAAGCATACCTTGTGGATCATCGCATTGATAGTAAGCTAGAGCAGCTGTCGGAACTCAAAGACCTGTCTGAGAAGGCTACCGCTACCATTTCTGATATGCCAGGAAGTGCCACCAGAAATGTGCATCGGTTAGAAGATGTCATAGCTAATATGATTGACCTCCAGAATGAAATCAACGATGACATAGATGGTTTGGTGAATCTGAAGCGAGAAATCATGCAGCAGATAAAGACCGTGCCTAGCCCGGAGTACCAGCTGATTCTGGAACGCAGGTACATGTCCTATAAACCATGGGAGCAGATAGCTGTGGAGATTGGTTACAGCCTGCATTACCTGTACAAGATGCACAGTGCAGCGCTCCAATCCTTCGATGAGGTCAGGAAAAAAACGCAGATTTTGAAATTGGATACTAAATGATAGAGATTGATACCTGCCAAGTATGATATAGTTAGAGTAGCAAAAATATAAAACATCGAGCCTTCATAGGAGCAATCCTTTGAGGGCTTTTCTTATGCCCGGAAAGAGGTGGTCAGCGTGCCGAAGAGACCAAAGAAACCCTGTGCGTATCCTGGCTGCCCAAGACTGACGGATGAACGCTACTGCGAGGAACATAAAAAGCTCGCTGTCAAACAATACGATAAGTACGGTCGTAGCCCTGAAGTCAAGAAAAGATATGGCTGGCAGTGGCAGAAGGTCAGGCGTGCATTCCTCGCCAAGCATCCGCTCTGCGAGATGTGCGAGAAGGAGCATCGGCTGACGAAAGCTACCGAGGTTCATCACATCCTGCCGCTGTCTGCTGGCGGGACAAGTGACGAGGACAACCTCATGCCGCTGTGCAAAGTCTGCCATTCCAGGATCACAGCAAAGACTGGCGGCAGATGGTCAAGGGGAGGGGGAGGTAAAATCTCCCAAAGCCCGCGAAGCTAGACCGGACATAGGGTCACGCGCACAAAAATTGGGAATCAAACGGGGGATTAACCCCATTGGAGGTGATGGCATGGCGAAAGACGGTACGAATCGCGGCGGCAGGCGCGCACGGTCTGGCGTGAAATCTGGTGCGCTGGCAGACAAGATAGCTGCCGGGAAGGCAGCAACCGTGCTTGACCTTCCCGTTGTCGAACTGCAGGGTACAGACCTTGGAGAAGCCGCTGACCTGCAAGGGGAGGATATGCCGAATCCCAGTGACTATCTGTCAGCCAGGCAGCGTGATGGCAGCCCGCTCGGCGCAGATGAAATCTTCAGGGAAATATGGCAGTGGCTGAAAGAGCGCGGCTGTGAGAGACTGGTAAATCCACGTCTGTTGGAAAGCTATGCGCAGGCCTTTGCTCGTTTTATCCAGTGTGAAGATGCCATCAGCACCTATGGCCTGCTGGGGAAGCATCCGACAACCGGCGGTGTGATCACCAGCCCGTTTGTGCAGATGAGCCAAAGTTTTCAAAAGCAGGCGAATATGCTGTGGTATGAGATTTTTGATATCGTCAAGCAGAACTGCACGGCATCATTTACGGACAATCCGCAGGATGACATGATGGAACGGCTGCTTCGTGGGCGCAGAAAATAAGCAAATGAATCTGCAGCAGGTGTGTTTCCTGTGATGATTAGGAGGTGTAAATATTGGGAAAAACTACGACACAAATGAAAATGGTGTCCATCAATAAATTAGTGCCCTATGTGAATAATGCACGGACACATTCCAAAGAACAGATTGCCAAGCTCCGTGGGAGCCTTCGGGAATTCGGGTTCATCAATCCAGTCATTATCGATAAGGATTACGGTATCATTGCTGGACACGGAAGAGTATTGGCTGCCAAAGAAGAAAACATGGATCAGGTTCCCTGCGTATTGGTAGATTATCTTACGGCAGCACAGAAAAAGGCATACATCCTGGCAGATAATCGTTTTGCCATGGATGCAGGCTGGGATGAGGAAATGCTGCGGGTCGAGATTGAGTCCCTGCAGGGAGAGGACTTCGATATATCTCTCACAGGCTTTGACGAAAAAGAATTGGCAGACTTGTTTGGGGCAGGCAGTGATGCGAAAGAAGATGATTTCGATGTGGATGCGGAATTGCAGAATCCTTGCTTTTCCCGGGATGGAGATATCTGGCATTTGGGAAAGCATAAGGTTATCTGTGGGGATTCCACCTTGCCGGAAACTTATCAGCGGCTGTTAGGCGATACAAAGGCAAATCTGGTTTGCACGGATCCACCGTATCTGGTGAATCTTGAGAGTGCATCCGGGAAAATAAAAAATGATGATCTCAGTGATGAGGAAGGATACAAATTCCTTCATAAGGCATTCTCGTCTATGCATGACAGCATGGCGAAGGATGCCTCTATTTATGTGTTCTATGCGACATCCAAGGCCCGCGTTTTCCATGATGCCTATGAGGACGCGGGCTTCAAGGTCGGTGCCGGACTTGTCTGGAAGAAGAATCGGCTGGTGCTGACCCGTACCGATTGGAAGTATATCCATGAGCCTATCATCTGGGGATGGCGCAAAGACGGACGGCATCGCTGGTATGGCAATCAGAAGCAGACCACGGTGTTCGAGTTTGACCGCATCAAGAATTCCAAGGAAGATGGCTGCGGGCATCCGTCCAGCAAGCCAGTGCCGCTCCTGGCATATCTTATCCAGCAATGTACACAGACCAATGGGCTGGTGCTGGACGGATTCCTTGGTTCAGCATCCACGCTGATTGCTTGCGAGCAGCTGGAGCGAATCTGTTATGGCATCGAATTGGAACCTAAATTCGTCGACGTAGCAGTCAAGCGTTATATTGAACTGAAAGAAGGGGTGGATGATGATGTATTTGTAGAGCGCGATGGCAGGAAGATTGCTTATAACGATTTGCCAAAACCGAAGGAGGAATGAACAATGCGTGTATTTTTGAACCCGGGGCATGATCGGGAACGCGACAGCGGGGCTGTCAATCCTGTCAGCGGACTTCGGGAGTGTGATGTCGCGGCTGGCATTGGTGAACTGGTGAAAGGGTATCTGGAAACAGCTGGCTGTGAGGTGCAGCTGCTCCAAAGCGACAATCTTGCGGGAGAAACACCGGAACTGCCCTGCGTGGTGGATACAGCGAATGGCTGGCCGGCCGATGTTTTTGTTTCGCTTCACTGCAATGCCGCTAGTGGCAGCGCGCAAGGGACAGAAACGCTGATCTATGCGGATGGCGGTGAATCAGCGCAGCTTGCGGACTGCATCCAGTCGCAGATTATTGCCAGCCTTGGCACTATCGACCGTGGTCTCAAGGAACGTCCGGATCTGATTGTCCTGAACAGCACGGACATGCCAGCGGTCTTGGTGGAAATGGCGTTTGTGGATAATGAGGAAGATGCGCAGCTCCTGACAGACAGGGCTGACGAATTTGCCCGGGCAATCGCTCGCGGCATCACAGATTTTGAAGGGGGAAATGAATGATGGATATTGAGAACATCAAGAACGAACTGAAGGAACATGTACTGGATTCGGTAAAGGACGAAGCCAAGGCGGCAACGATGTCCTGGCTGAAGGACAAGATCCTGCCAGCGGCAAAAGAGATTGCTGAAACTTACACAGCGGCTTTGAAAGAATCTGCTGCCAGTGAGACGGGGTGGAATAAGTTCCGTGATACCGTATTCCTGCCGACCTTGGTCGATGGGGCGTTCTGGCTCTTTGATAAGGTGCTGGAAAAGATGGTGGCTGTCCCTGCGGTAAAAGAAAGTGCTTAAGCTGGGCAGCCTGTTTTCCGGCATTGCGTACTTTGCGGAAAAGAATCATGGAGAATCCACATAAATCCCTTGCTATATCTGCTGGTTAGAGTGATATATGTACATGGGAAAAGAAAAAACGAAAGGGGACTTTACCATGAAAATCATATATCATGCACAAGCAGGGAATCGCAAGGCACTGGCTGATGCCATCAGCCGTATTACCGGGGCGAGAAAGGTGTACAAGGGAATTCCAAGCTACGCTTACGAAATCGATTCTTTCACCATCGACCGTGAGGGTAACCTCAACTTCGATGACCGGACAGACAGCGAGGAAGTTGAGAATCTTATTGAGAAACTTGCTGGCATGGGCTTTTCTGCCGAGCCAACAGAGAATCAAGCTGAGGCACCGCGGGCATCTGTAGAAACACAGCAGCCTCAAATGATGGGCATCACGATTTCCCTGCCGCAGGAAGGTTTTACGGACACCGCACTGGAGAACCTGCAAAAATTAGTAGCTTCTAAAGCCAGCCTGATTCAGAAAGCTTTTGGCAGAACCAGCCTGCCTATCGAAGTCAAAGAAACGCAGATTGATTTTCCCTGGCTGGATGGCACGGAAGATGCGGATGTGCTGCAGGCGCGTACTGCTTTCATCGCGGCGCTTTGCCGGACTGCGAAAAACCAGAAGCGGGTCACGGCTAAGGAAAAGCTGGTGGAAAACGAGAAATATGCCTTTCGGTGTTTCCTCCTGCGTCTGGGCTTCATTGGCAGGGAATATGCGAAAGAAAGGAAAATCCTGCTGGGAAACCTCAGCGGGTCAGCGGCATTCAAGGGAGGGGCGAAACATGAAGTTTCCCAATAAAGAGCGGGTTGAACTGCTCCGGCGGCAATATACAGCCGGGACACGGGTGGAACTTTTGCGGATGGAAGATATGCAGGCACCGCCAGCAGGGACGAAGGGAACCGTATATGGAGTCGATGATACCGGCTCCATTCTGGTTCATTGGGATAATGGGTCCGGACTCAATGTCATTTATGGGGTTGACCGCTGCCAGATATGCCGGAATGAGGGGAAATGAGCATGGACGAGAAAATAAAAGAACAGATTCTGGCAATCCGGGAAACTGCATTGACGAATATGTTCGATATCCAGCAGGTGAAATGCCTGGCCTGCGAGAGTGACTATGATGAACTGGCTGTTTTCATTGAAAGAGAGCCTGCCCAATATCTGCATTTCATCCTCACGGGAGAGTAAAAAAGTTTGTGTATACTTGTCCGGAATCGCTTGCTATATGTGCCTTTCAGAGTGATATATAGACATACCGAAAGGGAAAACACAGCAAGCGAAAGCGAGGATGAGGAACATGAAAACACAGACATTCGGTATTGAGATGGAACTCACGGGGATTACGCGCACGGAGGCAGTGAAAACCATTGCCGCTTATTTCGGCACCCACTGCACTTACATCGGCGGGGCTTATTACGCTCATGAAGCCACGGATCGCCAAGGCCGGAGATGGCAGGCCATGCGGGATTCCAGTATCCGGGCGCAGAAAAAATCCTTTGATGGGCAGAAAGTCAGCGCCGGAGATGATTACAAAACTGAGGTGGTCAGCCCAATCCTTCATTACGAGGATATTGAAGATGTGCAGGAACTGGTGCGGCAGCTCAGAAAGAAAGGGGCTTTTGCCAACAGTTCCTGCGGCATTCATATCCATATCGGCGCGGAACGCTTCACGCCGCAGACCTTGCGGAACATCGTGAACATTATCGCCAGCAAAGAGGACATCCTTTACCGAGCCTTGAAAGTTGACGGCAATCGGCTGGGTTACTGCAAAAAGACGAATGCGGATCTTCTGCGAATCATCAACCAGCAGAAACCGAGAACCATGGCGAAACTGGCCGACATCTGGTATCGCGAGGATCCCTGCGGACGCAATCAGCATTACAACAGCACCCGCTATCATGGGCTGAACCTGCATGCGACTTTCACCAAGGGGACAGTCGAGTTTCGGCTTTTCAACGGCACAACCCATGCCGGCGAGATAAAAGCCTACATCCAATTTTGCCTGGCAGTTACGCATCAGGCCCTCAGCCAAAAGAAGGCAACCTGCCGCAAGACGGTGACGGATAACGAAAAGTACGCTTTCCGGTGCTGGATGCTGCGGCTGGGGCTTATCGGAGAAGAATTCAAGACCTGCCGATTTCATTTCCTTAAATATCTGACCGGAAACAGCGCATGGCGAAGCGGACGGGCTGCTTGAAAGACATAGCCACAGGCACACCAAGAGAGCGGGACAGCCGCTCTTGCGGTGGTAGAAGGACAAACCTTCGGGAAAGGATGCGATTGCAATGAAGAGAAAAATTTATGTGGCCTATGGGAGCAACATGGACTTGGCGCAGATGGCGTACCGCTGCCCACAGGCCAAGCTTTTAGGAAAGGGTTTGATGAAGGATTGGCAGCTGCTTTTCAAAGGCTCACAGACGGGATCGTACGCGACTATCGAGCAAGCCGGAAATCATGAGGTGCCAGTGCTGCTGTGGGAAATCTCCAGGTCAGATGAGGCAAGGCTGAACGTCTACGAAGGATATCCAAAGTTCTATTACAAGAAAACTGTGCAGGTCAAGACGGAAAATGGCCTAGTGACTGGCATGGTCTATATCATGCACGAGGAGCGAGAGACAGGCATCCCTTCGGCAGAATATTATGATGTGCTGGAACAGGCATATAAGGAATTTGGTTTCGACTTGAAAATTTTACAGGAAGCCTGTCGGGTAAGCCATGATAAGAGTCGGCAGAATATGTAAATCGGTTCGTTCTGGGTGGTTCACTTTTCAGTAGCGGCTGGCTCAGTTATTCAATAGCGGAGCGGCTCACAATTTCGATAGCGGGCAGGCCATTTTTTCATTGACATTCACAATAAAAATAGCGGGATATCCTCAGAAATCGCTTGCTATATATGTGCTTCAGAGTGATATATAGACATACCGAAAGGGAAAAGTACATCAAGCGAAACGGAGGAAAAGACAATGTGGACAGTAGGAAAAATTGATGGATTCGATTTTGAGGTCAAGCATTTTGAAGAGGGTTCAGGATTTGGAATCGATGAGGGAAGGATTTCCAGGCTTTTCCTTAGCAAGGCGGGCAGGATTTATGTGAGTTATGAGCGCGGCTGGGAGGTGCGTCCGACAGGGAAACGTGCGAAATGTGCTTATGAGAAACTTCTGAAGAAATTCAACTGAGAAAACACAGCAGCAGTCCTTGAAGGGGCTGTTGCTCGTTATAGCGAAATTTTGAGGGCTGCTGAAAAACGGCAGTCTTTTTTATTGGGGTGATAACAGATGATGCGTAAACTGGAAAACTATAAGCCAACGCAATTTATGGCAGAGGACTCGAAGTATAGTAAGGCAGCGGCAGATTATGCCGTGGATTTTATTGAATGCCTGTGTCATACCAAGGGTACCTGGGCCGGGAAGCCATTTGAACTGATTGACTGGCAGGAGCGTATCATCCGTGACTTGTTCGGTGTACTGAAACCTAACGGATATAGACAGTTTAATATTGCCTATATCGAGATTCCAAAAAAAATGGGGAAAAGTGAGTTGGCGGCAGCGATTGCGCTGCTTCTCTGCTGCGGAGATGGGGAGGAACGTGCCGAGGTTTATGGATGTGCAGCAGATCGGCAGCAGGCGGGTATCGTTTTCGATGTGGCGGCAGATATGATCCGTATGTGTCCGGCATTGGCAAAACGAGTGAAACTCCTGGCATCGACTAAGCGTATCGTTTATTTGCCAACCAACAGCTTCTATCAGGTGCTTTCGGCAGAAGCCTATTCCAAGCATGGATTCAACGTGCATGGGGTTGTCTTTGATGAACTTCATTCTCAGCCAAATAGAAAATTGTTTGATGTTATGACAAAAGGATCTGGTGATGCCAGAATGCAGCCATTATATTTTTTGATTACTACTGCCGGAACAGATACCCATAGTATCTGCTATGAGACACATCAGAAAGCATTGGATATTATTGAAGGACGAAAGATTGACCAGACTTTTTATCCAGTGATATACGGAGCCAAAGAAGATGAAGATTGGACAAATCCAAAGGTGTGGGCAAAAGCTAATCCGTCTTTGGGCATTACGGTGGGGATAGATAAAGTAAAGGCCGCCTGCGATTCCGCACGGCAAAATCCTGCCGAGGAAAATTCGTTTCGCCAGCTCCGCTTAAACCAATGGGTAAAGCAGGCAATCCGTTGGATGCCGATGGAAAAATGGGATGCCTGTGCTTTTACCGTCAATGAGGATGATTTGGAAGGAAGAATCTGCTATGGTGGACTAGACCTTTCATCTACCACAGATATAACTGCCTTTGTTTTAGTCTTTCCGCCGATTGACGATGATGACAAATTCCATGTGCTGCCGTATTTTTGGATACCGGAGGATAATATCGACCTTCGAGTGCGGCGTGACCATGTGCCGTATGACCTCTGGGAGAGGCAGGGAAAGCTCATGACCACCGAGGGCAATGTGGTGCATTATGGTTACATCGAGAAATTCATTGAGCGCCTTAACGAGCGATACAATATCCGAGAGATTGCTTTCGACCGCTGGGGCGCAGTGCAGATGGTACAGAATCTTGAGGGAATGGGCTTCACGGTTGTACCGTTCGGTCAGGGCTTTAAGGATATGAACCCGCCAACTAAGGAGTTGATGAAGCTGACGCTGGAGCAGCGCATCGCCCATGGCGGGCAGCCAGTTCTCAGGTGGATGATGGATAACATTTTCATCAAGACAGATCCGGCTGGCAATATCAAGCCGGACAAAGAAAAATCCACAGAGAAGATTGACGGTGTTGTGGCCACGATAATGGCATTAGACCGTGCAATTCGCTGTGGACTTGATTCTGGGGAAAGCGTCTATGATGGACGCGGGATTTTACTGATTTAGGCAATCGAAATTGTTTTAATGATTTTTAATCTTGCAGGAGAATTAAGCTCGTAACAAGCAGCTGACGAAAAGAATTTGGAGTTAGTAAGACGTTTTGATTTTACCGGAGTATATCCAAATGGTTCAAGTACAATTTTTTGTAAAGTACCTATCGCCTGTTTTGTTGCATCATCTGTTAAATTTATCCCGCAGGATGGGTTGTTTAATACGTAATCTTCAATCTTGCTTACATTTGCAGAAAGTGCGGGCCTATTTACTTCAGAGATATCGATAGCCGAAATTAAAGATTCATCGGTATTAAGGATATTAAAAATAGCCTTAAACGAAGGATTATCCTTTAATTCATTTTTTATTCTGTTGGCATCTAAAACTTGATTAAAGGTGGTTTTGAGGGATTGAATTGTTGTATCCATAACTAAACATCTCCTTTTAAATATTTAAATATAAATGTGTTAAATTACATCTTATAAACTTATAATAACACATGTAAAATTACATGTCAAGGAGGGGTTATATGAATTTTTTCAGTAAGCTTTTTCATTCAAGAGATAAGCCGCAGAACTACATCAGCAGTCACCTGTCGTTCCTGTTTGGTCAGACAGCGGCTGGGCAGAAGGTCAATGAGTGCACGGCAATGCAGGTGACTGCAGTCTATGCCTGCGTCAGAATCTTGGCGGAGGCGATTGCTGGTTTGCCACTTTCAGTCTATCGCTATACGGAATCCGGCAGCAAAGAGAAGGTGCTGGAGCACCCGCTGTACAAGCTCCTACACGATGAGCCGAATCCGGAAATGACTAGCTTTATTTTCCGTGAGACCATGATGAGCCATCTGCTTTTATGGGGTAATGCCTATGCGCAGATTATCCGTGATGGCAGAGGGCAGGTCGTGGGGCTTTATCCACTGCTTCCCAGCAAGATGGATGTAGGCAGGGCGGCAGACGGCAGACTAGTCTACAGCTATGAACGCAGCATGGATGAGTTTGGCAGCAGCAAAAAGAGTGAGCGCATAGAGCTAAGGCGTGAGGATGTACTGCATATTCCAGGACTTTCCTTTGATGGTCTTATCGGCTATAGTCCAATTGCCATGGCGAAAAATGCCATCGGTATGGCGCTTGCCACCGAGTCTTATGGTTCGACCTTCTTTGCCAATGGTGCTACGCCGGGCGGTGTCCTGGAGCATCCAGGAGTGGTGAAAGACCCAGCACACCTCAGGGAAAGCTGGCATGCCCAGTTCTCAGGTAAGAACAGCCATAACGTAGCGGTACTCGAGGAAGGCATGACTTTTCATCCGATGTCCATACCGCCGGAAGAAGCGCAGTTCTTAGAGACTAGGAAGTTCCAGATTGATGAGATTGCCCGTATCTTCAGAGTGCCGCCGCATATGGTCGGTGACCTTGAGAAATCGAGCTTTTCTAATATTGAACAGCAGTCTTTGGAATTTGTGAAATATACCTTGGATCCTTGGGTGGTTCGTTGGGAGCAGGCTATGCACCAGGCATTATTATTGCCGAGTGAAAAGCCGGCTCTTTTCTTTAAGTTTAATGTGGATGGACTGCTTCGCGGTGACTACCAAAGCCGCATGAACGGCTATGCCGTTGGGAGGCAGAATGGCTGGTTATCTGCAAATGACATTCGTGAGCTCGAGAACATGAACCATATCAGCGAGGAAGAAGGAGGAAATCTGTATCTTATCAATGGAAATATGACCAAACTCAAGGATGCCGGCTTATTTGCCGGCAGTAATGGAGGAGAAATAAATGAAACGTAAATTTTGGAATTGGGTGCGCGATGCCGATACCGGTGCGCGTACTTTGGTGTTAAACGGCGAAATCTCAGAGAGCACCTGGTTTGGCGATGAGGTTACACCGGGTATTTTTCGAGATGAGCTGTGTTCCTGTGAGGGAGATATCACAGTATGGATAAACTCACCGGGCGGTGATTGTTTTGCCGCAGCACAGATTTATAATATGCTGATGAATTACAAAGGAAACGTCAAGGTGCGTATTGATGGCTTGGCGGCATCTGCGGCATCGGTCATTGCGATGGCTGGCAACACTGTCGAGATGTCTCCAGTGGCCATGCTGATGATCCATAACCCAGCAACCGTTTCTATTGGTGATGAACACGAGATGAAAAAGGCCATAGATATGCTCTCTGAGGTCAAGGAAAGCATCATAAATGCCTACGAAATAAAAACCGGCATGGGACGTGGCAAAATTTCAAACCTTATGGATGCCGAAAGCTGGATGAACGCCAAGAAAGCTGTGGAGCTTGGCTTTGCCGATAGCATCATGTTTGCTGATGATGAAAAGGATGATGGCACGGAAATCGAAGCCATGATGTTTTCAAGAGCTGCTGTCACCAATTCATTTCTCAGCAAGTTCAAGACAGAAAAACAGTCAGATAACCGTATTGATGCAGAGTCGCTAAATAAGCGGCTCTTTTTAATTGCACACTAAATTTAGGAGGAATAATACATGGATAAGATTTTAGCAATGAGAGAAAAAAGAGCGAAGGCATGGGAGGATACCAAATACTTTCTGGATACGCACACGGATGCAGATGGCAAGCTTTCTGCCGAGGATGCGGTTGCCTATGACAAGATGGAGGCAGAGGTTGTGGAACTTGGCAAGGATATCGAACGCCTTGAGCGTCAGGCGGTGCTTGATGCCAAGCTTAGTCAGGCTACCACGGCACCAATCACGAATCAGCCGGGTGAAAAGGCGAAGACGGGCAGGGCGAGTGATGTCTATAAGGAGGCAATGCTCAAAGCACTTCGCACCAACTTCCGCCAGGTAGAAAATGTTCTGCAGGAGGGCATTGATGCCCAGGGCGGTTACCTCGTACCGGAGGAGTACGACCGCCGGCTTATTGATGTGTTGATCGAGGAAAACATCATGCGCAGTCTTGCGACACATATCACGACCAGCGGGGAACATAAAATCAATATCGCAGCTACCAAGCCGGCGGCATCCTGGATTGAAGAGGGCGGTGCACTGTCCTTCGGTGAGGCAACCTTCGACCAGATTATCATGGACGCACACAAGCTTCATGTTGCCATCAAGGTCACAGAGGAGCTGCTCTACGATAATGCCTTCAACCTTGAAAGCTATATCATTGACCAGTTTGGCAAGGCAATCGGCAATGCTGAAGAGGATGCCTTCCTTAATGGTGACGGCAAGAGCAAGCCACTGGGACTGTTCCCTAGTGCGACTGTAGGGGTTACAACCTCCACGGTAAGCGTAACGGCTGACGATATCATCAACCTAATTTATGCTCTAAAGCGTCCATACCGCAAGAGCGCCTCCTTTATTACAAACGACCAGACGCTGGCGGTTATCCGTAAGCTCAAGGACAATAACGGCGCATATCTCTGGCAGCCGTCCTATCAGGCAGGCGAGCCGGACAGAATCCTCGGCTATGCGATTCATACCTCGGCTTATGTGCCGACTATTGCTGTTGGACAGGCGGTTATGTCCTTTGGTGACTACAGCTACTACAATATCGGTGATCGCGGCAGCCGTTCCCTGCAGGAACTCAAGGAGCTTTTTGCCGGCAATGGCATGATTGGTTATGTCATGAAGGAACGTGTGGATGGCAAGCTGATTCTCCCAGAGGCAGTACAGCTTCTCAAAATGAAGGGAACGGCATCGGCGTAAGTGGCGCCTTGTGATTTGGAAAGCGAGGTATTTTCTATGATTGTAGAAATCACAGAAACGAAAACCTATCTTCGGGTGGATGGGGATTACGATGATGCCCTCATCAAAGGGCTGATGCTGGCGGGGCAGGAAATCTGCCTTGGTATTCTTCGCGTTGAGGAATCCGAGGCAGATGCTAAAAATGAGCAGCTTAGGACAGCAATCTTCTATGCGGTGTCGTATCTCTATGAACACCGCGAAGAAGCTGATCATGCGGCCTTGGTTAGAACCTTGAAGGCGCTGCTATCCAGTATTCGGAAGGAGGCATTCTGATGCGGATTGGAAAAATGAATCGGCGGATAACTCTGTTGAAGCCAGTCCGAGAAGATGACGAGTATGGCGGGGCAAAGACCGTCTATATTTCTACCTGCACACTTTGGGCGGAGTTTCTTCGGCCGAATTTCCGAGAGCAGACGCTTGAGGGAGTTGGCTCAGCGGTTATTCTTACGCAGGGCATAAGGCTGCGGCCTATAGAGGTAGAAAAGGAATGGCGCGTTGAGTGCGGGGAGCGTTTATATAACGTGCTACATGTGGATGCCTCAGTTCCCAGCGAAATCATCCTCACAACGCAGGAGGTGGAGCGTTGATGGCTAGAAAGTTTTGGGTGCATACCAATAGAAATACAGAAATCACGGCTGCAGTTACGAATATCGCCCACTATAGCGAGTCTGTGCAAAGAGAAATCAAAAAGAGCATTCAGGAGAGCACCAAGGCTGTGTTTGATGGAGCAATAAAGCGTGTGCCGGTACAGACTGGTGAGCTGCAGCGTTCTATGAAGATGCGCTTTGGCCGCGACCAGCTTTCTGGCTTTGTATCGGCAAATGCACCACATGCTCATCTGGTGGAGTTTGGTGCAAGTGCCGCCTACATTGAGCCGAAGAAAAAGAAGGCGCTAAAGTTCAATGGCCGCTATGCCAGCCACGTGTTAATTAAAGCACGTAAAGCACATCCTTTTTTGCGTCCGGCGGCGGATGATGAAAAAGGAAGGCTGGAGAAAAGAATCACGGAGGCGATAGAGCATGGGCGTCATTAAACAGCGGGTGCCGATACTTGCGATGCAGAAGGTATTGGTGAAGCTCTTGAAGGCTGGGCAGACGTATCCTGTCTATGATGATGTAGAGCGTCATGCAAAGCTCCCGTATATCACCATTGGAGCAATAAATGCCAAGCCTAATGGGGCAAAACACACCGCCATCTATGATGTGTCGGTGCAGCTGCATTTTTGGTCAGAGTACCAAGGAAAGCGCGAAGTCAATCTGATGATGAATGATGTAGCAACCGTTCTGACCTATGTAAAGCTGGATATGTCTGGCGATGGCTTTCGGGCAATCGCGCAGGAGATAGATTTCTATGAGGTCTTTGCTGAAGAAGAGCAGGGCTATCATGGAGTCATTACGTTAATAATCAAAATACAGGATATGGAGTGTGAAACAATATGACAACAACCCTAGAAAACATTACACTGCCGAGCAATCCGGATATCAGTGCAGCCGAGGTCGGCAAGGACTTTCTGCTGTACGTCAATACCGGCACGATGGCTCTGCCCGAGTGGCAGATGATTGGCGGACAGCGAAATTCCGGCCTGTCGCGTCAGGCAGAAAGCATTGATGTATCGCATAAGACCAGCGGCGGCTGGTCAGCAACGAAAGCCGGACTTCGCTCCTGGAGCATAGACCTTTCCGGACTTGTACTTTTGCAGGACATCGGTGTCAGAGCACTGTCGACTGCCTTTGAGAGCAGCAAGGATGTGCATCTGAAGCTTGCGTATCCGGATCGTTCGTACCGTACCGGCTGGGCATCGGTTACAGAGTTCAGCATCGATATTCCGCATGATGGTGCGGCAACACTTACAGGTAAGCTTTCCGGTAACGGAGCACTTACGGCTCTAACGAAAGCAGCAAATGGAACGGAGGGTATTGACGGATGAAAAAGGACATAGTATTTAAGATCTGCGGTAAGGATACCGCAATTTCCTACAACATTTTACGGCTTTCTAAATTCGAGAAGGCTATCGGCCAGAGCCTGTTCTTTGTGATGAGTGCTGGCGGGGTGCTCAAGGCGATGGACATCAATTTCACGCTGGCGGGTCTTGCTTACGGCCTAAAGAATGAGCTGACTATCGCCGAGGCGGCGGAGCTGGTGCAAAAGCACTGCGATGAGGGTGGACTCCTGGATGACATCAATGATGCCATCTACAGAGCTATTGTGGCCTCCGGACTTTTTATCAAAACGGACGCAGGGGAAACGGTGAAGGAGACCAAGTAACCTCTTTTGCGTCCTGGATAGATAGAGCTGAGTCCGTTGCCTATGGTGCGTTATCCTTAAAACCTCGAGAGTTTGAGGATTTGCAGCCAAGCGAGTTTTACAAGTTAATCAAGGGCTATGAGGAGCGGCGTGACAGTGAAAATACTGTCGCGTCGTATTTCGTAGCAAATCTAATGAATTTATTTGGGAAGTCCCTCAGGGAAAACATCACGATAGAAAAACTCATGAAGCCGATAAGGTTTGGTGAGGCGGTTTCTAAGGATACAAGAAAAGCAGATGAGGAATATTTGAAAGCAAAATTCAAGCTGGGGAGGTGAGAGTATGTCAGTAATAAGCAGTCTGATGGTAAAAATCGGTGCAGATTCATCTGGCCTAAAGAAAGGTCTGGATGAGGCAAAAACAGCTGTGGAGAAGTCCTTTGATACAAATCCTGTCAGTAAGTTCTCGGCTCATGTTGAGGATACCGGGAAAAGGATGGAGGGACTCATTGGCAGGATGAAGACATTTGCTGCCGTTGCGGCGGCTGGCTTTGGTCTTTCAGCACTGGTAAATGATGCGGCAGCAGCCGGGGATAATATTTATCGGCTTAGTCAGCGGATGCATATAAGCGCAGGTGAAGCTGGGAATCTTTCAAGAATTATGAGCCTTACAGGAGGTGATGTGACCTCACTCTCCACGGCTATGATGAGGCTGGATAAATCCTTCACCTCAGCTAGTACCGAGGGTGAAAAGACGCGTAGTATCCTCGCGGCGGTTGGCGTAGAGCTAACCAATGCTAATGGTCAGCTTCTTCCCATCAATGAACAGCTGAAAGGACTGGCGGCTGGCTACAAAAAAGCTACTGAGGCCGGCTATGGGCAGGAGCTTATTATGAACACGCTGGGCGTTCGTGGTATGGCGTTGGTCAGCACTCTTGAGCAATACAACGATGCGGCAGAGACGGCTGGCAAGGTCAAGACTATCGGCCTTGATGCCAAGGGGATGCACGAGCTGAATATGCAGCTCAAGATAATGCAGATGGAGAGCAGTCAGATTCAGCTGGCCTTGGTGGCTGGATTTGCGCCAGTGGTCAATGAATTTCTGCCGGGGATAATGTCAGGACTGCAAAGCACAGTCACCTTCCTGCGTGAGAACAAGACAGAAATAGCTACAGTCACCAAGGCTGCGGTTGAGTTCTATGCAGCGATGAAGGCAATCAGCCTTATAGGAAGTGCTGGTGCAGGGATTCTTTCCTTTTGGAATAGTATCAAGGTGGCAGCCGTTCAGACGGCGGTGGTGCAGGAAACAGCAGAGGCAGAGCTTTCGGCAGCTCAGATAAAGCACATCAACAAGGTCGTGGCTCGTTCACAGCAAGCATACACAAAGCGCGAGATAGATGCCATAAGAGCGGCGCAACAAGAAGGGCTTGCTTCAGATGAAGCACGGGCAAAATTAGAAACGAACCTTGTAGCTATTCAGCTTGAAGCGGAAAAATCTGCGGCTTCTATTTCGGCTGCGTTCACCAGACATTTCATGGAGGTAAACCGAGCCGCAGCGGTGATGGCAGCTGAAACGAATACTGCTATTGCATCTACTGGTGTAACAGCGGCAGAGGCAATAGCAGTCCAGACAACAGCTACAGCCAACCTTACAGCAGCACATATGGCAGAAGGCACAGCGGCAACAGTCGCTGGGGCGAAAAATACGGCCGCCAAGGGTGCAGCAACAAAGGCAACTGCAGCACAGATTGTGGCAACGGGGCAGCTTACAGCAGCACATGTAGCAGAGGGAACGGCTGCAGCGGCTGCGGGTGTGAAGTCCATATCCTTTACGGGTACTGCCATCAAGGGCGTCAGAACACTTGGCACAGCGGTGCTGGCTCTTACTGGCGGATGGATTGGCCTTGCTGCGGCGATTGCCTATGCCGGGTATTGTCTCTATCAGTACAAAAACGAGCAGTTTGCTGAGGAAAAAGCCCATACCTATAGTGTGGACGGCGAAAACTATATCGAAAAGGATGGCTATTTCTACAGGAAAGGTACAGGCCGGGTTCTGAATCCAGAGGCTTTGAACTCCGGCTATGTAAACGATGAAGAAATTGAGTACGATACTGGCGGTCAGCTTGTTTCAGATGACAGCCTCAATGAAAAGCTCCAGTCAGCCTGGTGGGAGCGTCATAAGGATGATGCAGATTACAAGGCACAGCTGGAAAAAGAAGAAGCTGATGAACGGCTGAGAAATGCCGACAGTGAGCTTGCGGCTCTGATGCAGAATATGAATTCCGCCGGCAGTACAGAAAGCTCTGGCGGTTCAGCAGAAAAACAGCCTGTGACCTACCAGGTGGCGGTGCCTATTGGCGAGGACATTGTAGGCTCGGCATTGAACCATATCGGTGAAAGCTGGGGCGAAAATACCTGCGCCATCTTTGCCTCGTCCATGCTTGAAGAAGCTGGTGTCTATGGCCTATCGGATCCAAACGGCGATAACATGAAGGCCAATGCCGGAGCTGCCTACCACGATGTGAATGATGGCTATCAGCCAAAAGCTGGTGACATTATTGAGTGGGGGGGCCATGTTGGTATATATGATGGCAACGGCGGCTATATTGCCAGCAACACCAAGACAGGCATCCACCAAGGCAGTATGGCTGAGGCGGAGGATTGGTTTGGACCTGTTCAAGGGTATATCAGCACCGCTGAATACACTGGCAACAAAACAGTCACCAAGACTATGGACAGTGAAGCGAAGGCCGCTGAGGACAGTCTGCAAAAGCTGAATAAAGCCAAGGAAGATGCCACTAAGCTATTTAATTCCATGGAAATAGAGATAGGCCGTGAAACCAAAACGGACTATAGCTATGGCATGGATCAGCTTGAAGCCAATATCCGAAAAAAGCAGGTCGAAATAAATCAGCTGAAGACAGCCGGTGTAGATACGACCATGCTGGAAAGTGAACTCGCGGATTACGGAGCGGCTCTAAAATCCAAGGTAGTCGAAAAATGGCAGGAAGCCAGTGAAAGCATCAAAAACACCACAGCCATTACCCTTGCCGAAACGAACAGCGATTACAAAGCAGCTGCCGAGGCGCAGTATCAGATGACGCTTACCAAGCTGAGTAAAGAGCGCAAGGATAAAGAAAAGGCTGTACTAAAAGACAAAGATGATGCTGAGGGCAGGCTTGCAATAGATAAGTGGTATGTGGCTGAATCCAATAAGGCTATGAAGGAACTCACTAAGGCAAAAAATGAGAGCTTCAATAGAGCCATTTCAGATTTTCAGAGCCTTGGCGATTTGAAAAATATCAGGATTGCGCTTGAAAGCAGTGATGCCAATGACGCGATGTTCCTTGAAGGACAGCAGGAGCTGGCAAAAGAATATGTAGAGCTTTGGAAGGCATCACATAAGACGGTGCAGAGCTATGCGGCTACCCTTGCGGCAAATGTAAATCAGACTATGGCAGACAGCTTCAAGGAATTTATTCAGGGAACGAAATCTGCTATGGATTTGGTACATGATTTTGGGCGTGTTGTGCTGAATACCATCGCTGAGATAGTTGCCAAGCAAGCTGCATCTCAGCTGGTAGGCTCGCTCTTTAAGTCATTTAAATTGTTCAGCGATGGCGGTGAGATAAACGGCTATGCATCTGGCGGAGCACTTGCCGGCGGCAGTATCAATGGAGCTGGCACAGGGACCTCAGACAGTATTCTTGCCTACCTGGAGCAGACGGGGCAGTTTATCCGTCTTTCTGACGGTGAGTTTGTCATGACTGCTGAGGCTACGAAGAAAAACAGACCAATGCTGGAGGCGATGAATGCCGGTGCCTTTAAAAATGGCGGTTCAATTTCAGCTCCAGCGATTAGAAGTGCTAGTGCAGACAGCAGCTATGGCAGCTCGGCATCAGCACCCAAGGGCGGTGTCATTGTCAATATTACCAACAATACCAACAGCGAGGTCACGGCAAAGCAGAGCGGCTTTGAGCAGTCTACACAGCGGTACATCCTGGACATTGTGATTGACGGCGCACAGCGGAATGTGAATGGCTTTGGCAATAACCTGAAAGCAGTAATGGGGGGATAATATGCGTACATTTCCAGATATAGAGCCGAATATTCCAGCGGCAAATTCCTGTGGAGACAGCTACAAAATGTCTATAACGGACAGTACGATTTCAACGACTACGGATGCCAACTATAAACACACCAGACCACGAGCCACGAGAATGCTGGAATCGTGGTCGTTTTCCTGGGTTGCGCTCTCGGCTGAGGAGTTTAATGTCATCACCTCATTTTTCCGCGAGGTTGGCACCTTTGAGCAGTTTTTATTCAAAAATCCTATCGATGGCAAGGCATATACCGTTCGGTTTGCTGAGGCGATGAAGGACTGGCAGTACGTCTACCCTTACGGCTGGCAGGGCAAGCTGTCTTTTGAGGAGGTCTAGCTATGCAGGTATGGTCACAGGCGGCAACGCTTGCAAAGAATGCACTCACCAATGACGGTGCGTTCCTTATTTTTCTTGAGATAAGATATTATGGGCTGGCAACAGTAAGACTGGTGCGAAATACAGATGATGTAAAATGGCAGGGCGTCACCTGGACGAGGTTTCCCTTTGCGCTTGAAACGTCATCTGAGGATGGCAAAACTATCCCGTCCATGAATCTTCAAATCTCAAACTGTCAGGGCATGATTCAGCAATACCTGCAAAAGTACAATGGCTTTTGTGATGCTGATGTAAAAATCATGGTGGCTTACAGTAAAAATCTAGAGAATCCTAATCCTGAGTTTGAGCTGGACTATATAGTGCAGTCATCGAGCTATGATGAGGAATGGATAAAGTTCACGCTTTCTGCCAGCAGTGAGTTAATCAACCGATATCCGCAAGGTAGGTACATAGCAGATTTTTGCCCGTTTCGCTGCGGAGATATACGCTGCGGTTATACGGGAAATGATGTCTGTGTGAATACGCTGAAAAGCTGCCAGGTGCCAAGTCGCTTTGGCGGTGAACCAGGCATGACGACTACAAGATGATAAAGGAGGATAAGATGCAGTATACAGATTTAATCGGTGTTCCGTTTAAGGACGGCGGCAGAGACAAAAATGGTCTGGATTGCTGGGGACTGGTGAAAATATTACTAGAGCGTCAGGGCTATAAGTATATTCAGGACTACGATATATCCGCCTTTAACATCAAGGACATCCATGATGAGCTGGAAACAAACCGTCATACCTGGCGAAAAATAGAAAAACCAGAGGTGGGCTGTGTAATACTTTTAGCCAATGGCTGCACAGCGGCCGCAAACCATGTCGGCATTGTGGTGGATGATAGTAGGTTCATCCACGCCTATGCACGGACTGGTGTATGTGTTTCTACGCTGAAACGCTGGCAGGCACATATTCTTGGCTTCTATCTGCCACCGGAGGTGATAACATGATTCAGATTATTGTTGTAGAAAATCCCTTGGAACCTAAAATCCATGAAACCTATGATGCCTATTATTCAGGCAAAGACATCCGTTCCTACTATAACGTGACCGAGGCAAATAGTGTGTTTCTGAATGGTCAGCGGGTAAAAGATATGGATGGCACAATACCACAGGACGGAAGTCAGCTCATCATAACGCCATGTGTTGCTGGTGGTGACTTCGGTAAAATTCTAGGCTTTGTGGCAATGGTCGCATTGACGGCATGGAGCGGGGCCATTCTTGGTGGTAGTGGTGTCTTTGGAATGGCGATTAAGGGATATACCTTCGGTGCGTATCTTGCCGCGGGTGCGGTGATGTATCTGGGCGGACGGCTTATAAACAGTGTCTTTCCGCAGCAGGCGGCCAATGTGGGTTGGCATGACTATGAGAAATCGCAGACCTACGGCTGGGATTTACCGACAGTTCAGACGATGGAAGGCGGTGTCATTGGCGAAACCTATGGCACCTGTATTCCGCAGCCGCAGCTTTTAGAGGAGCACGTTGAAACAAGCGACCAGGACGGCAAGCAGTACCTAAATCTCTTGTACTGCGGCGGCTATGGTGAAATTGACAGCATCACAGATATTCGTATCGATAGTACACCTATAGAGAATTATAGCAATGTCCAGCTTGAGACACGGCTTGGCACTAATGACCAGACGCCAATCAGTTTCTTTACTAATACACCGACAGACCAGTCTGTGGGGCTGATGCTGGATATAAATCAGCCGCTTATCCGTACCACAAATAGTACAGCGGCCTGCTCACTGGAGATTACGCTGGAGTGGAATAACGGTCTGTATCATCTGAATGATGACGGCAGCTACAGCAACGCCAGCATTTCCATTCAAGTAGAATATAAAAAAACAGGTATCCCGGATTGGACACTCTCGGGAAAATACACCTTCACAAACAGCAGCCCGGATGCCTTTAGACGCTCGGTCAAGATTGCCAGCAATATCGAGGCGGGGCAGTATGATGTCAAGGTCACGGCAGTCAGTAAGGATTCTGGCAGCCGCAACATGACCATCACCTATTGGTCGATTCTCACCTCGTACAATAATGGCGTCTATGTCAGACCAAACAAGGTGCTGGTGGCCATGCGAATACTGGCAACGAATCAGCTCAGCGGCGGTGTGCCAAATATCAACTGGCGGCAGACCCGCTCGAAGGTTTATGTTTATAACCCAAAGAAAAGTCAGTACGAGGTCAAGGCAGCGGATAATCCTATCTGGGCTGCCTATGATATTTTGCATGGCTGCCGCTATCTCAAGAATCTCAACACCGGCAAGAAAGAGTACGTGGTGTTTGGTTGTCAGCATCAGCAGCTTGATGCGTACTTCGAACAGTGGTGTGAGTCAGCAGCCTATGCAGATGAGCTGGTTCCGGATGAATACGGCGAGTTTGAAAAGAGGTATCTCTTTGATGCTTACTTCGATACCAGTCAGAAACGCTTCGAGGCAGCTACCAAAGCGGCTGCGGTAGGTCATTCCAGCATCATCATCCACGGCACGAGATATGGCATCGTAACAGATAAGCCGGGGATGATTTCGCAGGTATTTGCTGAGGGCAGGACAACGGTATCCTCGGTCAAAGGTACCTTTACCTCCAAGGAAGAAAGAGCCAAGTCCGTAGAGCTTCAGTACAATGACCGCCACAATGACTTTAAGAACACAGTGTTCACGCTGCGGTCTAAGGATTGGGCAAGCGAGGACTGTCAGGACAATACGGCACAGCTGACTTTGTTCGGTGTAAGCCGGAGAAGCCAGGCATACCGCGAGGGCGTCAGAGCACTTGCCACCAATGAACGCCAGCTGCAGTTCGTGGAGCTTTCCACGGATATTGATGGCCTGGTCTGTGAATATGGTGATATTGTCGGCTATGCCCATACCATTTCAAGAGTCGGCATTGCCTCTGGCAGGCTCATTTCGGCTACAGCAAATACCATTACCTTGGATAAGGCGGTGACACTGGATGCGGGCAAGACCTATGAAATCTACGTAACGCTCGCCAATGATAAGCTGGAAAAGAAGGAAGTCGCAGCGCCTATGCAAACTATCACCACAGATACGCTGACCGTGACGGCTGCATTTTCTGACGTTCCAGCACAGTATGATAACTACGCCTTTGGCGAAACCAACAAAGCCATCAAGCCATACCGGGTAGTCGGAGCGTCTCGTGATGGCGAAATGCTGGTTCAGCTCCAGCTTGCTGAATATGACGAATCTATCTATGCTACGGATATAAACTACGACCGCTACCCGCATATGGATTACACTAATTATGCTGGTCTCAGCGGGGACAAAATCCAGTCTGAGGTGGCGGATTCTCTGGAGATAAACAGCCGCACCAATTATGTAAAGACAGAGGACGGCTATCAAATAATCATTACGAAAAAAGAGCCGGACAATATCACCTATACTTTTCCAACTGAGCCGGATGTTATAGCCAATGGTCTCTTAAATATCTCGTTCGGCTCACGCGTTAGGACACTTGGCTATTATCGCCCGAATGATGGCGGCGGGGCAGAATACATCTGCCGCTATATTTATGATCCGCAGAATCATCCGTGGGCGCTTTACCTGGGTGAATCTGCGGAATACGAATACAAGGTGGTCACCGACGTTTCGGGCATCCCAATGACGAATGTCAGCGGCGATTATGTCTATGAAACAGACAGCGAAGGGAAAATGGTGGTTAATACCGATGAGTTTGGCAATCCTAAGCGCCGTAAGATTTATGCGGTGATATGTGAAAAAGTAGTCAACTATCGGATGTTTGGGGCAAAGCTGGATGGCGTTACAGACGATTACCAAGCCATCAAGGACTGCCATGATTACCAAATGAGCTGCTATGAGATTGAGCCGGAAAGCAAGCGCAAGCATTATCTGGTAAGCGTAGAAAATCATCAGGGCATTATAAGAAAGGACAATAATGAGCCAATCACCTGTGCTGGGAACATCGATATTTCTGGCAGCAAGCTCTTAGTGCAGGACTGCAATGCTACCTGGTTTGGTTTTTACCTTTGGGGAGATAATGAAGGGGACTTCATGACCTATGAGCCGCTGTACGAAACGAAGGAAACCTACCAGAAGGATAATTTCGTTATTGGGACAGAGGGAAAGCTCAGTCAGCTGGGAAACAACTCGCTAATGTTCCTGAAGGAATCCAGCTATGCGGTGCGTGATGATGCCGGGTATCTCTATTCTGAGCCACGTTATGAATTGCTTTTCCACACCATGGATGGAATCCTTGCCAATCCCATCACCTATGACTGGTCGATTGCTGGCGGTCTTGAAATAAAGACGCCAGTCTCAGACTATGTGACGCATGAGGTATCCACGGAGACGATAAACAGCCAGTTCGAGCTGTCCTATACACGGCTGCCAAATGCCCATTACAACTTTAAGGGCTGCCAGGTAAGGTTTGAGACCTCGGCAAATAAATACTGTTCAGTGCTGTGGTGCAAATGCCATAACGCCCATGTATCTGGCTTCAGCTTTTATCCCGACACCAATCAGATGCATAACACGGTATTCAAAAATACCATGATTTATATGTGGGGCTGCTACAATGCGGAGGTCTCAGATATTACCGGTTTCAATAACTCCGGCAAAAGAGAGAATGGTGTTGATGCGACTTCTGGCTATGTCATACGTGCCACGAACTGTCTGAACCTCCATATCCATGACTGCCATGTGCAGGGCTATTGGGGGGCAACGGCAATGAATTGCGTGAAGGACGTGCATATTGAGCGTGTAAGCATCAACCGTCTGGATATCCATAACTATTTCTATAATCTCTACATCGATCACTGCAACCTTTTCAATCATGCCATTCAGATTGGTGAGGGCAGAGGCATCTGTCAGATTACCAATAGCTGCTTTTACGTCAATTCACTTCCAGCCGACAGCTACCCTCATGCCCATATCCTGGAGCTGAATGCCACCTATGGACGGATATTCGAGGGCAAGATTCTCATAGATAACTGCAAGGCTTATTTGAAGGATGCAGAGGGAGGTGAGTTCGATGTCATAAAATGCGAGTTTTCACCGGAGGCTGTTTCGACCTTGGATACATTCAAGTGGCCGGAAACGACTATCCGGGAATGTAACTTCTTCTCGTATAACCCAGGAACCTATCTTGTGTACAATATGGTATCCGGTACTCGAAGCTGCAGGACTTCGACCAAGGCACCGACTAATGTCAAGGACTGGTGCAAAGATACAGGCAATGCGGATAGCGGCAAGCTCAACTGGAAATATCTCGGCCGCGGCCTTGACTGGGTGAATGACGGCAATACCGCAAATCATGAGGTGTACAAGGGCGAGATCATCCGCACCTATAAGACAACCATGACCAGTGATAATAAGACCGCCTTCTATGACAGGCATTATTTCGTGGTGGTGCAGGCGGGAAACCTGAACATCGCGGAAAAGCTCGAGACGAATATGCCAAGCGATTTATCCGGCAATGAATTTACCTATGGCACAGCAATCCTAAGGTATGTGAAATGGTATGAATGGCAGGCAAATAAAAGCTATGTTGTTGGGGATTTCTGTTATGTGGAAAGCTCCATGTGGCTGCCGGTTTATTCGTGGGAGTGTGTTTCTGCAGGACTGTCCAATGGCTATCGCCCTGCACATACAGTGGGAACGGTGATCGAGGGCGAAGATATCTATCCGAAGAATCTCGATGCTTGCTGGTGGACGTATGCTGGACCAAAGGCAGATTTCGTGAATGTCGAATTCAAGCCGAATATGACAGTTGAAAAAGGCCAAATCATCTATGCTGACCATAAGCTTTACAATGTTTTAGAGGCAGGAAAGCTGGATGCTATACCACCGCAGAATACGGCATGGAATGGCTCTTTTAAGCATGGCACGGCAATGCTGTCCTTTATCGGCAAGGAATGGTCGAGCAAGACCTGGTGGGCCAAGAATCACTACTGCATATCCGTTGACCGTAATGGTACTGAAGCAGTCTATAAGCTGGTCAAGCAGGACGGTACGACCTCCGGAGAATCACCAGTACGTGGAAATGCCCGCTGTGTGGATGGCGATATCATCTGGGAATGGACTTCAAGCGGGGATGACGGAAGTGCCTGGCTGCCGCAGACACGCTACAACGTAGGCGATATAGTTCATGCCAATGGGAATACCTATAAGTGTGTATTCGATGGCAGGCTTGAAATGCCATCACATATTATTCTTGAAAACATCTCAACCAATATGACAGTTGGCGGAGATGTTTTTGCTTTCTATGAAGGAGGTACGGATGTACCCATAAGAACCAATTACTCTGGTAAGTGGACAATAAAGGTCGATAACGTGGAGCGGTATAGGTTCCGAGATTTTGCTGATGGATATTTTGGTGTCAGCTCGAATCCGCTGCCGACGATATATGGCTCTGGCGGCAGTTTGTCTGAGGGCTACAGCAAGACGGAGGTAGATGTGCTGCTTTCGGGCAAAGCAAATAAAGCTGCTGTCTACACCAGAGAGGAAATAGACAGGCTGCTTTCCGGCACTGAAGATGGCAAGGCTGATGAGACTAGCTATACGAAGGCTCAGGTGAATGCACTCCTAGCCAAGAAAGCTGACCTAGAGCATGAACACAGCGAATATGCAACTGTGGCGGCTCTTGATAAGAAGCTCGATGCTGACGATCTACGTATCCATGCCAGCCGTCATATCGGTACCCATGATGTGGATGAAGCAGGACTGGCTGATGGCATGGCTATGTATTATGATGCAGCATCCAAGACCTACAAATTCAAGAAGGTCACGGCAGCAGATGAACCAGAAATCGACCCGCCAGCAGAGGATAAGGTGCCGCTCCAAACTATCATCTACACGAAATCTGTTTACTGCGATAAGACCTTTACGTCCCAAGAAGCTGATGCGGATTACCAGTTCACCATTCCAGAGGGGGCAGAGAAGTTCCGTGTGGTTGCTGTTCCAGCTACTAGCGTGAGTATATCTGCAGATACTTATATTGAGTTTGTGAATGCCGATGGAACGCTGGCAAAGAAAGTCAGCTGGTCTGAGGTGTCCGCTGATGGCATTATTGCTGACTGTACTGTTGGCAAGACCTATGCCTTCAAGTGTTCCATTACAACAAGCGGTGCGACAACGATTGCACTCTACGTTGATTGCGGTGAGAAGATCAACCAGCTCGTGGCCAATACTTCGAATGTTCCTGCGCTCGATAGCAAGAAGGTAGAAGAGCCGCCGATAGAGGATGCTGTGCCACTGACTGTTTTGGCTACCAAGACACTTACGGCCAGTGGCTCTGGTACAGAGTATGCGTGTGAGGATTGGTCAGCGGGCAGTGAGTTCCAATTTACGATTCCCGTTAGTGTGACGAAATTCAGGTTCTCAGTAACGCCTGCAGATGCAACAGCAAGAATCAGCAATGCAGATGTTACCTTTATCGATGCCGATTGGAACGCACAGGTAAAGATCAAGGCGCAAACGCCAGCCGTGCTAAGCTGCATAAAGGGGAAGACCTATGCTTGGTGTATCTGGGTAGGTACGAATATGAAGACAGATGTTATTTGTAAGGTAGAGGTTGGCGGTGAGGTCGAGACTTCGGCTGTGACCGAGGCAACGGTAATACCTGCCTATAGCTGATTTTAAGGAGGAAAGATTATATGGTTTTATGGACAACTACAGAACTGAAGACAGGAACCCTATTCGGGCTACTGTGGGGGCTGCTGAATCTAATGCTGGGAGGCATTGATGCACCGATACTTGCACTGAGCGGCCTGATCATGCTCGATTTCCTGACGGGCATTACAGCCGCCTATAAAAATGCAGAACTCAATTCCCGTACAGGAGCTGCCGGTCTTATGCGTAAGGCCGGTATCTTTGTCTGCATTATTATCGCCTATCTTCTGGACACTGCTACGGGGTTGATGATGTTTCGGGGAATGGTGATTACAGGCTTTGCCATCATTGAGGTCATGAGCCTGGTCGAGAACTTCGACCGCATGGGCTATGGCGAGATTATTCCCGTGTTTTTGCGGATACATCTGCAAAAGATTGCCGCTGAGAAGAACTTAAAAGTAAAGGAGTCTGATGACAAATGAAGATTTTTATCAATCCAGGGCATGCGCCAAACGGTCAGCCGGATCCAGGTGCCTGCAATAAATATACTGGGCTGCAGGAAAGTGAGGTGGCATTCTGTGTAGGTGAGAAGACAGCAGATTATCTTAATGCTGTCGGCATCGAGACGGAAAGTTTGCAGTCGGATAGTTTGGCGGAGGTATGTATTGCGGCAAATGCCAGCGGAGCAGATTTTTTTATTTCCGTCCATTGCAATAGCGCCAACACAACTTCCGCCAATGGCACAGAAACCTGGGCATGCGCAGGCTCGGCTGAGGGAAGGAAGCTTGCCCAGTGCATCAATGACCAGATTGTTGACGCTCTTGGCACCACTGACCGCGGGGTGAAGATTGCCGCGCCAGGAATCAACGGCTTGTATGTTCTCAGCAATACAGATATGCCGGCGGTGCTCGTAGAGCTTGCTTTCATCTCGAATGCTGAGGATGTGGTGCTTCTTACCGAGCAGCAGGATGAGTTTGCCCGAGCCATTGCCCGTGGTGTGACGGATTATTTCAATTGAGGTGGTGGACGTGAATGATAGGACTAAAAAAATTCTGGTGGCTATTGTTGTTGCTGTTATTGTCTGTGCCGCAGCTTTCCTTTGCAGCCGAAGCAGAGCCGATGTACCAGATAACGGAAACCGAGCTGATGACGCTCGAGAACAACTTGAACGAGCTAGACTCAATCAACAAGCAGCAGAAGGACAGCTTGATGAAGCTTCAGACACAGCTAAAGACCTCGGAGGAGAGATTACAGGCATCCGAGAAGAAGTCCATGAAGCTCGAATTACAGCTGACGGGATTAAAGAAGACAATGACCGAGCAGGACGGCTTATTACAGAATGCCGAGAAATCCTTGAACGAGTCCATCGCCGAGGAGAAAGCCAAGCAGGCGAGAACTAAGCGTGAGAGAAACTTAGCGTATGGAATTTTAGGAATCTTGCTGTACGCCTATATACAGAAATGATAATGGCTCGTGCCTTGAGAAGTAAATTCTTGAGGTACGAGCCATATTTTTATTTAAGGAATTGCTGATAAATCAACAGTTTCCAATCATTGATTTATCCACAAGTCGATTTTTGAAATTAACTTGCATTAAATTCATTAATCGATGCTTTGGGCACATCCATTCTCCGGCCTTTCTGATTTAGGGAGGTATTTCCCTAAATCTAGACAAACCTATCCAAGGACTGCACCAAATTCTTTCTGTCGTCCAGCCCTTATGCACAGTACCAGATTTGCTGAAGCAAACAACAGTTGAAACATCTGGTAGTTCTTTTTCAATCCACGGTATTTTGTTTTCCTGCATTTGAAAAAATTCTTTATGATGTGGAATGGATGCTCTACTTTACAACGTATGGAAGATTTTTCATGCTCAATCAGTTTATCCCAGTTCATCCCTTCATAAATTTCTGTCAAGTGATTCTGGGACGGACGCTTGGCAACGCGAAAATCTACGCAGTATGATCCGAAAATTCTTGGCAAAAATGGTATAGTCGACCCATTGTCGCTTGCTATAGCGTTGCAGGATTCAGCAGATGAGAGAGTAGAGCAGGTAATCGACGAGATGTTGACGAAGGTTTTTGGGGGAAAAAATTAAGATGGTAGGTGGATTTACCAGATTTAAATAGTGGTTCAAGGGTTTTGAAGAAGAATGAGATTATTGATATGAAACAGCTCGGTTTGCGTGGGATGACAAAAGACGATGCGCTGCTAATATACAAAAAGTTGTACACACCTAGTATCGGATAGAATACAGAAATGAATGAAGCCGGAGCACTGGAGGATTGATTCCTCGGTGCTCCGGCTTTTTGCGTTTATAGCAGGTCAGGGAACTCCTGACGTAAGGTTTTTCTGGCCTTTTCTAATCGAGATAAAAGTGTCGTGCGGGGAATACCGAGCTGCTTGGCTATGGCAGTATCGCTTATGCCACTCTCCTGCGCGATGATGATATCGTGGCCACCAGGTAAAAGCTCGTCCAAACGCTGGAATAACTCTTGTAGCAAAATAGAATCTATGGCCTGGTCGATAGTAGCCGTGCTGCTTTCAGTGCTGAGTGTGTCGAGCAGAGTTGGCGTTTCGCCATCAATGCCTTGATACTCATAGTTTAGAGAAAGGCAATTCCCAGCGCGATGAAATTCACAGCTAAGGCAATCGCTATCACATAGCCACCATTTCTGGCGAGTGCATACGCATTGTCCTTGGTCTTGCATCTTTTTGCGGACGGTTCTGTTGGAATTGACGAAGTAGCGATATACTTCCTTCGAGACTACATTCCAGGTACGGGATGGTTTGTCATAGATACGGGGTACGTCTTGAGTCTGAGTGTCGTTGGTTTTCATTAGATTGTCTCCTTCCGGCTTTTAAGCCGAAGCGGAGACAACCTGCATTGCTGCCAGATATATTGTTCATACGTTGGTCACCTCATACGGATTGCTCCGCCTCAAATTGGTGACCAGCCGTTCGTTAAGCTGGCACTGTATATTCAATTTCTTCCATCCATCAGCTACGAACACACTACCCGGCCGGGATAATAGTGAGCTGATTTCAGGAAAAGTAGTTTTATGCCTTGCTTAGGGCGGAATAATTTTTGTTTAGATAAGTCTTACCTGTTAGTACATTTAGATTGTAGTTCAAACATTAGGCATAAGCTAACGAGTCTTGTGACTATATATATTCTTGAAGAAGTAGGCGCAAATACTGGTAAAATAAAAGCATTCGTAGTAGAATGTTGTTATGCACATAAGCATATTTTATTCGAATTGAGAATATGGAGAACGATGTGGCGATGGAACTAGATATTTTAAAGGAACGTTTGCGAGAAACTTTTGGTGATGATTCGCAAGAAATAGTGGGTGGAAAACTAAATATGACCCAGGGTAATGTGAGTAGATTGCTATCTGGCTCTCAACAGCCGACTCCGGATACGCTCTATCGAATTGCCGAAGTATATGAGGTATCCATCGACTGGCTAATGGGGCTGTCAAATAATAAGAAAAGAGCCACAGCAAAAGAAAAAACTTCTTATGCTGTGGCAGTTGAAATGCTAATGCAGTTGTACCAGCATGGTAGTAATATTGAATTTAAGAGTTCTGGCTACGAGCTAAAGCTCAGTATTAAGGATCCGCTTTTAAAGGCCTTACTAAAAAAGAGCATTACACTCTCGAAAACTGACAAGGAGTTATACCAGAGCTGGAAAGAAATGAAGCTTTCTCTTTTTAATGATAAGTCGCTGGTTTATCAAAAAATGTGGCAGGATAATGATGTTGGCTTTCTAGCAGGAGAAGCTACTGCAGAAGCACATTGGCTTGAAGTATATAATTTAGCAAAGGCTAAGGAAGCAGAATATGCTGAAATGATGGGCGATGCCCCTGGCCCGTTTGGAGGTTGATATTTTGGATGATCTTAGACAAATAATAAAAGATCGCCTATCAAAAACCTTTAGCGGGAATACTCAGGAAGTGACTGCACGTAAGCTGAACACAACACAAGGAAATGTGAGTAAATGGGTTAACGGTACTCAGATTCCGACCCCAGATATGCTGCTGGAAATTTCTAAAGCATATAAGGTCTCGGTGGACTGGTTGCTGGGTATCAGTGAACAACGAGAGATCGATGGTCTCGTTGTTGAAAAACTAACATATGAGCATATCGCGAGGGTTTTAGATAAACTGATTGAAAACAATACAATTGAAATACCAGATCTGGTTGTGATGGCGAACGAGAATGGCCTCAGTTCTATTGCAGAAGATGATGTCGAAGATGAAGAAGAATCTATCACAAAGGAATCAGTATTCGATCCTGATTACATAAAAATTAAGGACCGACTGCTTTCCTACATAATGCGAAGGCGTTATAAACTTGCATCAATTGATTTGGAAATGTTCGATGAGTGGAAGGAAAAACTGAATAATTTTCAGGGACTAAGGCTTCTTGCTTATAACGAAAAAGTGGAAGCGGCAATCGATTATAAAAGTCCAGCGCAATTTAAAGATGGTGATTGGGTTGAACTGGTACGTTATTTATCGACAATGACAACAGAAGAGTTACATCAACTCGTAGAAGAATTAAAGAAAAAGGATGGGACAAACTAATGGCAGAAAAGAATACAGCCGACATCGGTTTTGAAAAAGAAATATGGGATGCGGCCTGTGTACTTAGAGGAAATATGGATGCATCAGAATACAAGAACGTTATCCTTGGCCTTATTTTCTTAAAGTACATTTCCGATAGCTTTGAAAGTAGATACCAAGAGTTACTTAATGAAGGCGATGGGTTTGAGGAAGATAGAGATGAGTATACTTACAAGAATATTTTCTTTGTTCCAACAGGTGCTCGCTGGAAAGATATTGCAGATAAAGCGCATACTCCTGAAATTGGAACAACTATCGACAATGCAATGATTGCTATAGAATCTGAAAACAAAAAATTAAAAGGAATTCTACCTAAGAATTTTGCTCGTCCCGAATTAGATAAGAGAAGACTAGGAGAAGTCGTTGATTTGTTCACCAATGTTCAAATGGCAGATGGTGCGGACGAGAAAGATTTACTTGGTAGAACTTATGAATATTGTCTTCGTAACTTTGCTGAACAGGAGGGGAAAAATGCTGGACAATTCTATACACCATCCTGTGTTGTAAGAACCATTGTTGAAATCCTACAGCCATTCAATGGTCGTGTATATGATCCTTGCTGTGGAGCTGGCGGTATGTTTGTTCAGTCTGCAGGGTTTGTAAAGAATCATCAGGGTAATATTAATGACATTTCTGTTTATGGTCAGGAGTCAAATCCTACCACATGGAAGATGGCAAAGATGAATCTTGCAATAAGAGGAATAGATTGTAATTTAGGTGAAATTCCAGACGATACCTTTTTAAATGACCAGCATCCAACAATGCGTGCCGATTTTGTGATGGCAAATCCACCATTCAATCTAACTCCTTGGGGAGCTGACAAATTAAAAGAGGATCAACGCTGGAAGTATGGAATGCCACCAGCAGGAAATGCCAACTTTGCATGGATTCAGCATATGATTTGGCATTTATCACCAAACGGAAAGATGGGCATGGTCCTTGCAAATGGATCACTTTCATCTCAAACGGGTGGAGAGGGAGAAATTAGAAAAAATATCATTGATGCCAATCTTGTTGAATGCATCATTTCCCTTCCAGACAAATTATTCTACACGACTGGTATCCCAGTTAGCCTTTGGTTTATTAACAAAAATAAAAAGCATCAAGATCAGACATTATTCATTGATGCACGAAATATGGGTACTATGGTAACTAGAGCTTTACGTGAGTTAACGGATGGTTCGGATGATCCTCAGAATAACGATATAAAAAAGATTGCCGATACCTATGCAGCGTTTATTGAGGGGACTTTAGAAAACGTCTCTGGTTATTGTGCAGTGGTAACGACTGAGAAAATTGCCTCTCAGGATTATATACTTACACCAGGACGTTATGTTGGAATTGAAGAACAGGAAGACGACGGAGAGCCGTTTGATGAAAAGATGACGAGACTCACAGCTGAACTGTCAGGAATGTTTGAAAAATCCCATGAACTTGAGGCTGAGATTAAAAAGAAGCTGGGGGCAATTGGGTATGAAATATAAGCTTTCAGCTATTTGCCATTATGTAAAGGGTATGTTAGAGTAAACTACAAATGGAATTACGTGTGTGTGTTGGTAGATTTATTTAACCGTGAAATTATTGGTTATAGTGCTGGCGTGCATAAAAACGCTCAATTGGTATATGATGCCTTTGCAACAGTAAAAACAGATTTGCGAAAAATCCAAATGTTTCACTCGGACAGAGGAAGTGAGTTTAAAAATGAATTGCTTGAAAAAGTAATCACTACATTTGAAATTAAACGATCTTTGAGTATGAAGGGGTGTCCGTATGACAATGCTGTTGCCGAGGCGACATTCAAAATATTTAAAACGGAATTTGTTTATGGACGCAATTTCGACAGTTTAAGCCAGTTGCGGTACGAATTAAAGAGTTATGTGAAATGGTTTAACAATAATAGAATTCATGGATCATTAAATTATATGACTCCGGTGGAATTTAGAAAATTGACCTTATAAAAAGTGTCCGACAAAGTGTTGACAATCCAGATCTTTTATCATCAACGGGTATGAGAGTTGGTGAGCTGGTTTTACTTAATCGAGAAGATATTGATTTCAATGAACGAGAATGCATTGTTCTAGGTAAAGGTGACAAAGAGCGAATAGTATACTTCGATGCAAGGACTAAACTTCATCTGCAGGAATATTTGAAAAGCAGATCAGATACTAATCCGGCATTATTCGTTGGATTGAGAGCTCCGAATGAACGACTTGAAATTGGTGGCGTTGAAGTCAGAATTCGTAAACTTGGAAGAAGTATTGGTATTAAGAAATGTCATCCTCATAAGTTCAGAAGAACGATGGCGACAGTAGCAATAGACAAAGGAATGCCTATTGAGCAAGTGCAGAAGCTCTTAGGGCATGAGAAGATAGATACAACTCTTCACTATGCGATGGTGAAGCAGAGTAACGTTAAGAATGCACATAGAAAATATATTGGGTAGGTGATTTGATGATAAATTGGAAAGAAACTAGAGTTGGCGATATTGGAAAAGTAATTACGGGAAAAACGCCTAAAACTAGTATAGATGAAAATTATGGTGGCGATATTCCATTTATAACTCCATCTGATGATATGACGACAAAATATATCTTCACTACAAATAAAAAATTAACCGAAATGGGTGCGCAATCAGTTAAAAATAATATAATACCTCCAAATACAATTTGTGTAAGTTGTATTGGTTCAGATTTAGGAAAAGTCGTTATTTCAACTGAAACATCAGTAACAAATCAGCAAATAAACTCTATAGTTTTAAATGAAAATGAATATGATTTAGATTTTATATATTATGTTATGACAAGTTTAGGTAAAGTGATGAATCATCACAGTAAAACATCTACAGCAGTGCCGATTGTGAATAAAACCCAATTTTCAGATTATACTTTTATGTGTCCTGATTTGATTACACAGAAAAAAATTGGTGGAGTACTCGCTAGTTTAGATGATAAAATTTCTAACAACAGATCGATAAATAGGAATTTAGCAGAGCAGGCAGCCACATTGTTTCAGGCGTGGTTCGTAAAATTCGAGCCTTATGGCGGGTCAATGCCTGATAACTGGTCTGAAGGCAATCTCGGGCAAATTGCTGAGCTTAAAACAAGAAGTTTTTCACCTGCAAAAAATCCTGACGTTACTCTTGAACATTACAGTATTCCGTCTTATGACGAGAAACATTTCCCAGTATTTGAGATTGCCTCTGGCGTAAAAAGTAACAAGTATGTTTTGACGCCATCCTCCGTAATGATTTCAAAACTGAATCCTGATACAAAGCGTATATGGAGACCTCTTTGCCTTACGAGCCATGCAGTGTGTTCTACTGAGTTCATGGTTTATGAAGCAATCAATCCAGAACATAAAGATTATGTTTATTCAATAATAGATGATCCTATGTTCAGTGCCTTTTTATGTGCTCATACAACCGGTTCCACCAACAGTCGTCAGCGTGCTACGCCAAGCGTAACTTTGACTTATCCTGTTCTAATTCCGCCAGACGATGTAATAAATGAATTCTGTTCTATTGTGTCGCCAATGTATGATCTCATAGGTGCTAACACTTTAGAAAATCAGAAGCTTGCAAACACTCGTGATTCTCTACTTCCAAAGTTGATGTCGGGAGAATTGAATGTCTCAGGAATAATATCTTAGGCCGCTAAATTCTTGTTTTTTATAAAATTTTAACGCCCTTAAGGAGGTGCATAAAGAATGTCAGTTATTAATGAAGCCAGCTATGAAAACTCAATTATAGAATTATTCGAGAATATGGGTTACACATATGCCTATGGCCCAGAAGTGAATACAGACCACCATAATCCTTTAAGGGCTGATGAACTTCGTAGCTCAATTGAAAGTATTAATCCCAAACTGCCATCGGTTGCTATTGATGAGGCGATACTAAAGCTTACATCCTACGAGGCCGGTTCATTGGTGTCAAAAAACGCTGTGTTCATGGACTACTTGCAGAATGGCATCGAGGTTTCTTATCATCTAAATGGTGAAAGCATAAGTGCATTGGTGTATCTTGTTGACTTTAATAACGTGAATACAAATAGCTTTGTGGTTGCCAATCAATGGACCTTTGAGGAATATGAAACTAAGCGACCGGATATGGTTATCTTTCTAAATGGTATGCCGGTAGTTGTGATGGAACTTAAATCACCTAAAACTGATTCTGTAACAATCGAGGATGCTTATTTACAGATTAGAAACTACATGAAGTCTATCGAGAGTTTCTTTATCTACAACGCATTCTGCGTAATCAGTGATCAATCTCAGACAAGAGCTGGTACAATTACTGCTAGTCTTGACCGTTTTATGGAATGGAAAACGGTTGATGGAGATTATGAAGAAACGCGATATGCTGATTTCACAACTTTGATGAAAGGTATGTTTTCAAAGACTCGCTTCTTGGATATACTTCACAACTTCATTTGTTTTTCAAAAGAAGCAGGTGGAGATGCAAAAATTCTGGCGGCCTATCATCAGTATTTTGCAGTCAAGAAAGCTGTAGAATCTACCGCAAAAGCAAGTGCAGATGGTGGAGATGGACGAGGCGGTGTGTTCTGGCATACACAAGGCAGCGGAAAGTCACTGTCGATGGTGTTCTATGCCAAGTTGCTACAAACTGCTTTGAACAGCCCGACCATCGTGGTTATTACAGATAGAAATGACTTAGATGACCAGTTGTTTTCACAGTTCTCCAAGTGTAAGGATTTTTTGAGACAGACTCCGGTTCAGGCCGAAAAAAGAAAGCTCTCAGAGGATGAAATCAAAAACGGCTCCAAGGCAATCGGATTGAAGGATTGGCTGGATGGTCGTGAGGCAAATGGAATCATCTTTACTACCATGCAGAAGTTTGAGGAATCAGATGATGCATTGAATGCAAGAAGAAATATTGTGGTAATGGCTGATGAGGCCCACCGAAGCCAGTATGGATTTGAGGAAAAGGTTAATGCTAAAACTGGTAAGATTACAATCGGTAATGCAAGAAGAGTACGAGATGCACTTCCAAATGCTACATATATTGGATTTACTGGAACACCGATCGAATTAGAAGATAGAAATACGCTTGAGGTGTTTGGTAACTATATTGACGTTTATGATATGACCCAGGCCGTTGCGGATGGAGCGACCAGACCTATTTACTATGAAAGCCGAGTAATAAAGCTTGGACTTGATCCAAATACATTGCAGAATATTGATGCTCTTTATGAAAGTCTTAAGGGCCGTGCCAATGAAGTGGATATCGAAAAGAGCAAGCATGACCTGGCAAAGATGGACGGAGTGCTTGGAGCCCCAACGGTTGTGGATTCTCTTTGTGACGATATTATTAATCACTATGAAACTTACCGACAGTATGAACAAACGGGAAAAGCAATGATTGTAGCTTATTCTCGTCCAATGGCTATCAAGATTTATGACAAGATGCTGAAGATGCGTCCAGAATGGAAAAACAAAGTAAAGATAGTCATGACTGGCGGCAATCAGGACCCAGAAGAATGGAAATCTTTGACTGGTAATAAAGCCTATCGTGAAGGCTTGGCTCGTGAGTTTAAGGATAACAATAGCGAATTCAAAATTGCCATTGTCATTGACATGTGGCTAACCGGATTTGATGTTCCTTCTATGTCTACAATGTATATCTTTAAGCCTATGAAGGGACATAACCTTATGCAGGCAATTGCTCGTGTAAACCGAGTATTCAAGGATAAAGAGGGCGGCTTGATTGTTGATTACATAGGCATAGCATCTGCACTGAAAGCAGCTATGAAACAGTACACGGATCAGGACCGCAAGAACTATGGCAATATGGATATCGGGGAAACTGCTTATAAGAAGTTCCAGGAAAAATTGCTCGTGTGCCATGACTTGATGTATGGATTTGATTATTCAGAGTTTATGACGACTGAAAGTGATTTGAAGAGAGCATCTTTAATCACCGGTGGTGTTAACTTCTTATCAGATCCTAAGATGGAAAGTACAAAGGAGGACTTCATCACTGAAGCGTACCTGATGCGTCAATCGTTCTCTCTTTGTAAGAGTATTGCAACAGCAGAAGAAAGACGTGAAGAGGCTTATCTGGAAACAGTACGTTCTGTTTTAGTTAAGATTGAAAGACCGGGCCCTCTATCACTGAAGGATATCAATGCTCAGATTAACGAACTGCTAAAGCAGAGCGTTCAAAGTGGCGGTGTTGTGAATCTGTTTACAGATGTGGATAAAGAGTTCAACCTATTCAATACCGCTTTCATGCAAGAAATTGCTAAAATGCCTGAGAAGAATCTGTCCATTGAACTTTTGAAAAAGCTGATTGCAGAACAGGTTCGACTTTACAAACGAACAAACGTAGTGAAGTCACAGCAGTTCTCAGAAATGCTGGATAGAATTGTAAAGTCCTACCTTAACGGTATGCTGACTAATGAGGAAGTCATCGGTGAGTTGATGAAGATGGCTCAGGATATGGCAGCAGCTCATGCTAGTGGAAATGCAATGGGTCTCTCGGATGAGGAGATTGCATTCTATGATGCGCTGACAAGGCCTGAGGCTGTAAAGGACTTTTATTCCAACGACCAGCTGATTGCAATAACGAGAGAGCTTACCGAACAACTCAGACGTTCACGCACTGTTGACTGGGAAAAGAAAGAATCTGCCAGAGCAGGCATGAGACGAATGATTAAACGGCTTCTTAAAAAATATGATTATCCACCAGAGGGAATGGAGGATGCTTTACAAACAGTAATCAGCCAGTGCGAGATGTGGACGGATAATGTAAATTGAAATTGTATATGATACAATACTTTAAGCTGAAGGTGAAATAATGAGTTTAAGCGTGAAAAAAGATGCGCATGTCATTGATATGGAAACAAGGTCCAAGATTTCTATGAGATATAAAAGAATCACAAAAGCTATAGATTCCCATAGTATACCTCCTGGAATAAAGAAGCTTCGTCAAACGTCTCTGATTGACGAACAAGGGATTCTGCAAGAAAACGTTTTACTAAATAGCCCCTCATATGCAGCATCGTTTGTTATTGGTGGTCATGTCAATGGTCAGATTGAATGGAAGAACAACGATGGTAAAAGTCTAAAAGAAATTGAGTGATAGGATTAGGAGAATGCTTTATGGCAGATGTATATAAATTTAAAGTAAAGCTACGAGAATTAGAAAATGTTATATGGCGTGACATTGAAATCACTTCTGTTTCCAGTGTTGCCAAGCTTGGATATGCAATATTGGCATCATTTGAAAGTACAGCAAGTCATTTATTTAATATACGATTTGCTGGCAAACGTTATGAAATCGTATTTGAAGATAATGTTTTTTTGATGAGCCAGTTGTCGATCCAATAAGGACTAAGCTCTCCACTTTAAAACTTAGTATTGGAGATAAGTTAAGTATGGAATACGACTATGGTGCAGGTTGGGGATTTGAGATAGAATTGTTATCAATGTCTGAAATGAAGCGTGGAGCAGGAACACATTATCCTTATGTTACTGACGGAAACGGTAGAGGAATCATTGAGGATATCTCGCCGTATGAACTTGCTGAAATAGTCACAAAAACAGATATGAACGGCATATTGCCGCAGATTATGGATATGTATGCTAATCGGGAGATATCATGGGATTACCGGAAACTTGACTTAAAATACTGCAATGCCTTTTTAAAAAATGATGTTTGGAAAATCCAAAATGCTTATGAGGTATGCGAATAAAAGTAATGCAGTTAGGTAAAGGCGGAGAGTCGTATGGACAATCACGGCGAAATGTTGATTTATCAGACATAAGATGGTCTGACCAAAATAGATGTATCATTTGAAAACGATACTGTGTGGCTTTCAAAAAATCAGATGGTCGAACTGTTTCAAAGAGACAGAAGCGTTATTTCAAAACATATAAAAATGTTTTTGAAGAAGGCGAATTAGTATAAGAAAGCAACGTGCAAAATTTGAACGTTGCTAATTCTGACAAGCCTGTTGATTTTTATAGCCTTGATGTTATCATTTCCGTTGGCTATCGTGTGAAATCACAGCGTGGTGGCGGATACTTCAAGGAGCTGCTGGAAAGAATCCGTGACATTCGTGCATCAGAGAAAGTATCCTATCATCAGGTGCTGGAAATCTATGCGACCAGCATTGATTACAATCCCAAAGCAGAGGTTATCGCAGAAAATGACTTCATGGGACTGATGACATTTTCCGGCGACCAGCCGACCTTGCGAGAAGCGAAAGTTGCGAAAAACTATCTGGATGAGAAAGAACTGCGAGCGATGGGACAGCTCGTATCCCCGGATGCCTTGGTTTGGCAGAGAGACAGGCTGAGCGTGAAATCAAGATGACCATGGAGGATTGGTCGAAGCATCTGGATGGAATTTTAACATCTACCGGTGAAAATCTTCTGATTGGAAACGGCACGATTAGTCACAATCAGTCTATGGATAAAGTGCAGACAGAATACAAGAAATACAAAGCAAAAACACTTAGCAGTGTAGAGCAAGACTATCTTGATAGCATAAAACAGCTGGAGAAAAAGGCAAGTGGTAGAAGATAAAGAAGGTGATTTTTAGTGGTTGAAAAAAATAACAAGCTTCAAATCCGTAATAGTACTGTGGATTTCCTTGTGTTCACTATGGATGCGAAGGAAGACGGAATAGAAGTACGTGTACAGGATAATGATGTGTGGCTGACCCAAAAAGCAATTGGACAGCTTTTTAATGTGGATAGAAGTGTTGCAACAAAGCATTTAAAAAATATTTTTGACAGTGGGGAACTTGACGAAAATACAACTTGTGCAAATTTTGCACAAGTTGCTGATAACGGCAAGACCTATCAATATAAATTCTATGCCCTGTCTGCGATTATTGCAGTAGGCTACCGTATTAATTCCGGTAGAGCTACGCAGTTTAGACAATGGGCAACGAAGGTGCTGGACACCTTTGCGAAACAGGGGTATGTACTGGATAAAAGCAGGCTTATCAATGGGCAAATATTTGATGAAGATTACTTCGACCATTTAGTTTCTGAAATACAGGAAATCCGAGCCAGTGAGCGTCGCTTCTATCAGAAGATTACGGACATCTATGCTACTGCAGTCGATTATTCATTAGATAGCCAAACCACAAAGAATTTTTTCGCAACAGTACAGAATAAGATGCATTATGCTGTACACGGCAATACGGCTGCTGAGTTAATTGTGACAAGGGCAGACCACACGAAAGAGCATATGGGGCTTACCACGTGGCGAAATGCACCTGATGGCAAGATTGTAAAAGCGGATGTGTCCATAGCTAAAAATTATCTGGCGGTTAATGAAATGGCGGAGTTGAATGAAATCGTTACTATGTATCTAGACTATGCCACCAGGCAAGCCCGAAGACATATACCGATGACAATGATTGACTGGTCATCAAAATTAGATGCATTTTTGCAGTTCAATGATGCTGAAATATTGCAAGACAAAGGCAAGGTAACGGCAGCAATTGCGAAATCCTTTGCTGAAAGTGAATTTGAACAATACAGAGTGATTCAGGATGGTCTGTATCAGAGCGACTTTGACCGTCTTATCGCAAACCTGGAAAAAGAATAATGTAACGATTACGGTAAGCATATTCCCAGCCTAAAATCGGGGTTAGCTGTCCATTCAACCAGCTCGAGACGTTAGCCGTGGACATGTTTTTACAAACGGAAAAAGGAAAATCCTTGTATGGGCGATGAAGCCAGCAATATAGCGGCTTTTGGTCGGTGCATAATATTCTCAGCAGGGTGGAGTAGAAATGTTCCCTAAGACATTGACGGCTGTAGACATGTCTCCTTGGACAGACTTTTGCAAGCGCATAGAAATAGACGTCTCGAGCCACGTCGAGGCTGTAGCGTTGATACAACGCCGTACTATGTAGAAATCCTTAATTTCCGCTACTTCTACCGCCATTGCATCTTTGTAAAAAAGGATGGTTTTGAGCGCAAAAAGGTAGTTAAGGACTACATCAATGTCTCGGTAGTTATCAACCTAGTATGAGTAGACACAAGAAATTGCTTATTTCGTCAGTCAAGAGAATTTGATTCTACAATAAAATAATGAGTTTATTATTAGACGTTCAATATTCGTATTGGGCGTCTTTTTTATTTGCCAAAGGAGGAAACAGAAATGTTAAGGAAAGGCATGATTGAACGATTTAGAAAGGCTGCTCCAATAATCAGGGAGTTGGTTGATGACTTGGCATGGATTCAGAATGAATTCAATCCAGAGAATGCAACAGAAGAAGAACGTACCTATGTGAAGCATTTACTGAGCTTGGGCAGCAATTGCTTTGATGAAAGCGACTGGCGTTTTAAACGGATGTTTGCAGCCATAGGAAGGAAAGGACGCTTAATCAGGAATTCAGTTGGTAGATTTGAAATGGAAGGCACAGATATTGAATTCACGTGTGGAAGTGGCTGTGAGGTTTATGCACCGTATTTCTCAGATGAAGAAGAATGGATGACCTGGCTTCCGACGTCCATTGAATATAGTGGAGATTATTATTTTACGGCACGTCCGGATATGAAGCTGGAGGGTGCCTTAGTAAGGATCAAAGGTTGATGAAAAATTGGGTATGAAAAAAGCACTATCAGTTAGCCGCTGATAGTGCTTGACGTGAAAATTTGCTACAAACAAAATTCTTTCCTTAAAATTTATTATAGCAGATTTTCGCTTGATTTGTATAGAAAAGTTAAGCGAAAGGACTTGAAAATTTATGAAAACATTTTCGTTCATCAATAAAAAAGGCGGCGTTGGCAAAACAACGATTACTGTTAATATGGCATATGCCATTGCAGAAAGCTGTGATTTAAGAGTATTGGTCATAGACAATGACGATCAGGGGAATGATTCACAGTTCTTTGATGCAGATCCAGAAAAATCATTAGCAGATATCCTGCTAGGTAAGGCAGAGATTCAGGATGTTATCCAGCCTACGCGCTATTCGAACATTGACATTGTTGCCAGCGGTGCTGCTTTACTAGATGCCAATGTGGCCGTCATAAAAGATGAGGAGATTGTGCAACAGACTATTTTAAAAGAATCCTTGGAAAAGGTTGCTGCAAATTATGATGTATGTCTTATCGATAATCCTCCGACAATTAATGCCTCCGTTATCAATGCCTTGGTAGCCAGTGATGAAGTCATTATTGTGACAACACCGGATATTTATGGCATTCGCGGCGTTTCACAGATGACTGACTATATAGAAGCAATTAAGGAATATAATCCTAAACTGCGGTTTCGTGGTTGCCTTCTCAACAAATTCTCCTCTACTCCGCATGGGTTCCGTTGTATTGAGCTATTAGGGAGTCAATTTCCCTTATTTAAAACGAGAATTCGGTACACAAAAGATAAGCTGGAAGCATCAGCAGAAGAAAGAAAATCTATTTTCGAGTATTCACCTAATTGTGGTTTTGCACGGGATCTTGTGCAATTTTTTAAAGAACTTTTAGCGGGGGAATGAAACATGAAAAAACAGTCAGTAAGCTTAATTGCAAAGCTTTTAAATAAAAATTCTCAGCCAGGACAGGGCAGCAGTAATGACCTTAAGACTACAGAAGAAATCATTATGAGAGACGTTCATGAATTGGTGCCAAATCCTAAGAATGAAAAGTACAGTTTAGATAATATTGAAGAACTGGCGATGATGATCCAGCTTACTCATAATATCGAGCCAATTATTTTAAAGACGATGGAGGATGGCCGATTGATGATTACCAGCGGCCATCGTCGCCGCTTGGCACAGCTTTATCGCTTAGAAAATGGAATGACGGATATCCCTATGGTTCCGACCATTACACGGGAAATTATCAATGATTTTGAGGATGCCATAACAGATGATGAAATGGAAACGTTGAATATCGTGTTTCCGAATAAAGGGCAGCGCAGAAATCTGACACCTTCGCAGGAAACGGATGAAATTGCATTGATTAAGCCCATTATCAAGAAACTTTATGATTATCAGAAAGCGGCTGGAAATATTGATGGTAAGTTTCGGCCTTATTTTGCCAATATTCTTGGCATTTCGGAGACTTCCTTGCAGCGTAAAGAAGCGATTCGGAAGGTTTCAGAGGAAGTTAAGGTGGAGATTGATTCAGGAAATATTACAGCCACGGCTGCAGCAGAACTCGCAAGCATGGATAAAGAAGAACAAAATTTAGTAATTGAGGCAATTAAGGATCGGGGCGAAGAAGTTACGGTACAGGCGGTAAAAGAGGAAAAGAAAAAAATCGTTGTGCCTAAAAATGACCCTATTCCTGTTGTAAAAGAGAGTCCGACAGAATGTGAATTAGAGGATGAGGGTCAGACAAAATTGTTCGACCAAACGCGAAAAAATAATACAGATAAAAATATAAGCAATGACGGTGTTAATTCTACTGATGAGGTTGTACCACCTGTGCAAAAGCAAGAAGCGACAGATCAAGATACTGCCGCGAAAATGTGGTTTCAGAAAGAAATCGTTGAAAAATTAAAAGACGCTGAGCAACGGCTTTCCGTAGAAACTGCTGATAAAACAGAAAAAGAGTGTCAGGAGTGGCAGGCACGTGTCAAGGTTATAAAAGATGTCTTGGCTTATTTAGATGAATCTCATTGCCAGGAACGATGCAAAGAATGTTGTGATGATTGTGATCGGCCCTGTGAGCATTCGAAAAACTTTCAAGTCGCAAATACCATGAATAATTAATGATCTGCAGTTGGGAGAGAGAAGAAAATGAGTAAATTATTGATCAATGAGGTTCCTTTGATGTGCCTGCCCAGCCTTGCAGTAAAAATCGGCTTGAATGAAGCGCTTTTTATACAGCAACTGCATTATTGGGTGGACCGCAGTAAAAATATTATCGATGGTCGGCAATGGGTGTATAACACCATGGCGGACTGGTTAAAGCAATTTCCGTTTTGGTCGCAGAAGACCTTATCGCGGACGATTTCCAACTTAGAAAAGCAAAAACTGGTTATTTCCGGCAACTACAATCAAAAAGGCTATGATCGCACAAAGTGGTACACGATTGATTATCTTGAGTTGGAACGGCTAGAAAAGGAGGCGCCGGAAACGGAAAATCATGAAGAGTCAGAGCCAGATGTATCAGGAGAAAATGATGCTGCCGTTAGTGACCAGTCCATAGGGACAAAATGTCCACATGAGGAAAATCGAGGGCTCACGGATACTGTGGGAGATGCTTCCGTTGGTGACCAATCCATAGGGACAAATTGTCCTTATGAGGTAATTCAAGGCTTGCCGGGTCCTTTGGCGGAGAATACCCAAAATGACCGTTTCATAGGGACAAGTTGTCCAAATCCATCCGGTCATTTTGTCCCTATGGAATCGGACAATCTGTCCTCACCAATACCAGAGAATAACAACAGAGAATTCTCAGAAAAAACAACAACAAACAGGAATGAGGAAACTGTTGTTGGAGATATGGTTAACATAAAAGATTCACTGGAACGCTTGCTTTTTGTAATGCCAAGCTATGGTATTACGCTTGCTACCGCAAAGAAATTTATTGCTGAATACGGTCTTGAGGCAGTTGAACAGCAATGGGAACTTTTGAAAAAGGCATTGCAAAAAGGGAAGATAAATAATCCTGCAGGTTGGCTGCATATGGCGTTGCGGGAAGGATATGTTGATGCTCCAGCTGCGTTTAAACAGCTTCAGGAGGAAAAGAAAGCTGCTATGCGAGAAAAAATGGCGGAGATAGAACGGCAACAAATAGCTGCTCTGGAACGAGAAGCAGAAGAGGAAGCCAATCAATTTGAAATTCCTGGAAATAGTCCATTTCACGCTTTTCTTGCAAAATATAAAAAAGAGCAGGATGAAAAGAGTCCGGTGTGAATGTCTGGAAGTTAAGGTGTCCATTATGGACACCTTGACTGACTGTAGGCAAATTTAATCTTGGGGTAGGTGGGGCGCATTGTCGTATAAAAACGACCGATTTTGCCCCTGCTTCTTAGGATACGTCGATTCGTTTGGGGGTCCATAATGGACACCCGATTCGGCTTGTAATAATTTTTTATGGGGAAAATCAATGTGCTGGTCAAGGATGTGGTTTGAATGAGGGTGGAGTTTATTGAAAATGGGAGAAGAATTATATCGACCAATCGCGGTGTATTCAAGGATAATGAGCTCATTTGGTATGATAATGCCTATGTTTTGAGTTTGAAATTTGATGAGGAAAAGGTCGAAATTGTGATAAAAAAGATACCAAAAGCAGGAGGTGAAGTGCGATGAAGGCGGAAAAACCGATGGAAGATTACGGAATGGAACTAAATGAACAAGTGCTGACTGAGGAAGAGCAAGAGGAATTGGCGCAGGAATCCGATGAGGAAAACGCAAAACGTTAGGGGGTGAGGTTATGGCGTTACCAGAGCATGTGCAAGAGCAACGGAATGCTCTTGTGGAAAAAGTAATAAAAGATATTGAGGCAGGAAAGCCATTCTTTTGGGATTCTGAACACTTTGGCAAACCAGCGCATAATATGGCCCTTGGTTCATCCTATCGAGGACTCAATCGCATGCGCCTGATGATTGCAGCGGAGGACAAAGGTTATACAGATAGTCGCTGGTGCACGTATAAACAGGCGCAGGATAAAGGCTGGCAGGTCAAAAAAAGCGAAAAAGGGACACATATTGAATTTTGGTCGAAATCGGTCACGGTCAAAGAAGTAAATCAAGAAACCGGTGAAGAAGAGAAAAAATTGAAAGATTTAGATTGTCCCATAGTTAAATACTATACGGTATTCAATGCACAGCAAATGGAAGGGGTTCCTCCAGAATATTCTGTGATCATTGATGAGAATGAGAAGAATAAATACATGGAAAATATGCTGAAAAACAGTGAGGCAAAAATTTTTTTTGATCAGAGCAATCGGAATTTTTATAGCCCTACTACAGATGAAATCCATGTATTGCCGCGAGAAAAATTTAAGACACTGGATGGCTTTTATGCGACTTGTGCACATGAAATTGCCCATAGTACCGGACATCCTACCCGGATGAACCGGGCTATGCTCAATTTTGAAAAAAGCGAATATGCCAAAGAAGAACTGCGGGCCGAGCTTGCCTCCACGTTTTTGCAGCAGCAATATGGGATTAAATTTGATGAAAAGCATTATGAGAATCATGCCGCATACCTGCAGTCTTGGGCAAAGGTTTTAAAAGATGATCCCAATGAATTGTATCGGGCAGCTTCTAAGGCACAAGAAATGGCCGATTACATTGAGAAGAACATGCTTTTGAAAGGACTTGAACAAGTAGCGCCAAAAGCGATGGAAAATGGCAAGGAAGTACTGCTTAGTAAAGAGGTCAAGGAACCGACAAAAGTATCGCCGTTTCAGGAGATTGCGGATCGGGCAATGGAGAAGAAAAAACGGCAGCAACGTAAGCAAAAATTGCAAGTTTCGATAAAGGATAAGCCAAAACAGGCCGAGCTGGCACGATGATGCAAAGGGGTCCATAATGGACGCCTTTTTAACTTGAAGGGAGAAAAGAGTTACGGGAAAAGTGTACAAGTTACAATAATAGATAAATCCCCGGAAAGCATGTGTTGTGATATTGATAAAGCTGCAGAGGATTTGTATGAAAAGATGGATCAGTTTTTAAAGGTAGAACAGGAATATATACTATCGCCGGAAACTTGGTTGGAATATGAGCCGAAACATGAAGCTATCAAGGAGAGTTTGCAGAATTTACAAGCCGTACAGGCGAATGATAATATTTGTTGTTTGAATTCCTTAGTATATTCTCGTCTTGTTCGTTTCTTCAGTTGGCCGCTCCTTTTGTTTTCTTATTATTTTAGAGCAGCTCATCAAGAAAACTGTCTATTTTATATTGTAGCCTATCCAGGAGCCTTGGGAGAGCTTACTTGAATTTCATAATGAAATAAAAATTTTAATATTTGAAAATCTGAGGAAACAGCGGTTTTATCTTGAATAACAATGACACACGCCCTTTTAACTGTGGATATATATTATAATTTTATGAACAACATTATAATATATATAAATCTTAAATACATATTAATCATTCAATTAATGTTATTCTATCGGTAGGATTCAAGACGTGAAAGCTATATGGACTATTGATGTTAGCAAAATTTAACTCTGATAAAAGAGGCTTTATGAAGTGGACTTTTTACTTTATAAAGCCTTTTTTAATTTTTAATGTCATAAATCAAAAAATATTATAATAGAAAATAACAGTTTTTTTTGACTGAATTTTCAGTATAGAGAGTATTAATGTTGTGAATTGACAGAAAAAGGTATAAAATCGAGGTAATAGTATCATTTAATGTGCATAGATAAAAATTACTACTTAATTAATTAAATAAATAATATCAATGTTCGAGGATGGAATATAATGACGGTAAATATTAAAGTTTTAAGAGCGCTTTATGGAGATTGTATAATTGTTTCTTATGGAGTAGAAAAAGATAAATATATTCTAATTGATGGAGGGATAGGTAAAGAGTGCTATAGAAGCTTAAAATTATTTATGGATAATCTTAAAGAAAATATTAGATTATTAATTTTGACACATATTGATTCAGATCATATAGATGGAATATTAAAACTGTTTTCGGAAGAATACTTTGATTTTTCTAAAATTGATCAAATGTGGTTTAATTATGGGGAATTCTTAAATAAAGCATTAGCTATAGAACGAAATAAAGAAAAAAAAGATATTTTACTTCAAAATGTAGGAACAAAAATAAGTTGGAGCCAAGGAAAAAGTCTTGAACTTATTTTAAAACAAGCAGGATTTCAATATGAAAAGATTATTAAAATGTACGATGAATTTAATATTGACGGCGCTCAAATAACAATACTTTCACCAAGTTTAGAAGCATTAAGAGCATTTAATGAACAATGGACTATCGAAGGTGAACGAGAAACAAAAATATCAAAGAGCTCAGATTATGATAAGACTATTGAAGAGTTAATGACGCTAGAATTTTGTGAGAAAATATCTTTAGAGAATAAAAGCAGTTTAGCATTTATTTTCCAATACAACAAGATCACAGCGTTATTTTTAGGAGATGCATCGGCGACAGAAATTAAACGATCGTTATCGAATTTAGGATATTCTGAAGCAAACCCGATAAAGGTCGACATATGTAAGATATCGCATCATGCTAGTAAGTATAGTACAAGTGATAGTTTAATAAAGATGCTAGAATGTAAAAATTATATTATAAGTACTAATCTTACAAGCTCTGGCAGGCCAACTAAAGAATGTTTAAGTAGGATTATATGTAATTCAAAAAGTCCAGTTAATTTTTACTGCAATTATGAAATAGATTTTAGTAAAATTTTTTCTGAAAGAGAATTTGAAAAATATAGAATGAATTTTATAACAATCGGTAAAGAAGGAATTGATTTGGAGGACTTGTAATGGAAGATAAATTTTATGATCAAGTTGTAGTTAAAATAAAATATAACGGTGAAATCGGATCAGGTGTATTAATACCGACAGAAAGCAAGCGTTGTTTATATTTGATAACTGCGTGGCATTGTATAAAACAAGAAGAATCACCGGATTTAAAATTAATTGAAGTATATAAACAAAATAATAGCAACTTAGAAAAAATTCCTGTTTTAGCTTTAGAAATATTAATTCTTAATGAAAAGGATTTAGCTATCATAAAATTGGAATATATTTTGGACAGTTTATTGTTTGGGATTAGTTCAATATCTGTAGGTGATGAAGTCTTTATTGTAGGTTTTCCAAAAGGAATGGAAGATGCTAGTATACCTAGATATCCATTGAGCGCAAAAATAGTAAGTCTGCCTGGAGATAATAATATACAACTGAATAGCCTTCGATCAACAAGTTCATATTCACAAAATTCAAAGGAAATTATGTCAGGATTTTCTGGGAGTGGTATTTTTAAAGTCATAAACAATGAAGTTTTTTTATGCGGAATTATTACAGATCTAGCTTCAACTGATGGTGCATTTGATGCTGTAAGCGGTGTATCAGGAGAGTGTATTCAGAACGAATTGCTAAAACAACAGTGGGAGCAATTGTGTGATATAAAAGTATCTAGCTTTAATGTTTTTAAAGATAGTGTTATCGGTATATTTGAAGAACCCATGAACAGAATTTGTTCTGTTCAAATGCCTAATATAAAAGCGAATGTTAGACCTTATGAAATTAAAAATCGTTGTGGCAAGAAATTGGTATGGCCATATTCTGAAAACAATCTTCAATGTAAAGAAATTTGGGAAGGTTGGCTTTTATATTTGATTTTTAGATCAATAGAGAATCAAGAAAATTTAAAAAATGAAAATTACTATATTGTTAATAATGAAAATGGGAATAGAAGAGTAAAATTAATTTATGTCACGAATAAAACTACACTTTCTGAGTTTTTAAAAGATTATTTGCAAAATGCATATAGAGATATTAATGAAGGGGATTTTTTAATTATCAAGACTAATAGGGTACCAGCAACGATGGTTTTGCAATCATCTCAACTTGATAAGGTTGTAATGGATATAAGTAATGCGATATGTGTTAAAGAAGAACTTCGTATAGATGATGTTAAAAGTAATATAAAGAAACTTTCATTAATTCATATAAGAAAAATTGTTGATGAACTTAACCCTATTTTAGAAGAGATTGACGATAAAGTCGATGAAATGTATTTAGAAAAAAGATTGGGGCAAAGAATAGGAGAGATGCTGCATGAGTTTTGAGGCATATAAGCAAGGAGTTGAAGCTCTAAATAATAAAGATAATGAAAATTGGTTAAGCCTAATAACTTGTTGGATAAAAAAAGTGGCTGGATATAATATTTATATTTTTCAAGTTGTTGTTGACAATGAAAGTATGTTAGAAGAATATTATGATTCAATTGCCTCAGCTATAGCTATCGAATTTCAAACTAAGTTAGAACTGGTAATTGAAAGATGGAATATATATTTAATTTTTGAATGTCAAAATCGAATAACAGAGGAATTAAAAGAAAAAATTGAACAAGACAAATATTCATCTAGAAAAATGGTATGGGATTCTTTGAATGAATATGATTTGGGAAATGAAGAGTATTTAGAAAACAGATTATTATATTTACATATAGATGTTAGTAATCGAATACCTAAAGAAAAGATTCCATTATTGGATCAAATTAAAAGTATCGATTTAGATTTATTTTATGCAATTAGAGATATTGATCAAAATGTGGATCAAAAAGTGGCGATTTATTTGGGAGGCAACTCAAATGGGCAAAAAGATTAAAGAGATAACAATTGAGGCTTTTAGAGCTTATGAAAAACTACAAGCATTTGATTTTAGACATAATGAAAGTAAGAACATAGCAGATTTGGTAGTTATATATGCACCAAATGGATATGGGAAGACATCTTTTTTTGACGCTGTAGAATGGGCAATTACTGATGAAATAGGTCGTTTTAAAAGCTCTAATGCAATTAAACAAGAAGTAAGTGCTGAAAAAGGTGATATTTTAAAAAATAGAAACTCAAATCTTTTGCAAGGCATGGTTCGTATAGTAACCGAAAATGATAGTATATTTGAGAAAAAGACTAAAAGACGTATTGGAAATATGAAAAGTGATTATAAACCAGGTGAATTGGAACTTATAGCTCATGAACTAGAAGGAATATTAAAGGAAAAAAATACATTCTGCACAACAAATATGTTAGCACATGATAAAATAACTAGTTTTTTGCAAAACTATACAGCTGAAGATAAAACAAAAGCTTTAGAAATATTTTGGGATACGAATGGATATTCTGACACGTTGAAGATGATAAACAACTTATTTGATGAAATTACTAATAAAGAAAAAACGTTATCAACAGAACTCCAAAAAGAAAATAAAGAACTAAAACAATATAAATATGAATTAAATAAAGAAAATGAAGTAAGACAGCTAATTGATAATTTTAATTCTAAAAACGATCTCCAGATTAATCTAGAAAATTTGACATCTAATATTGAGTGCTCATTAGATAAAGCAACTTCTATTTTAAAAAAAATACAAGAAAATAAATTTAAGAATGAAGAAAAAATCAATAATATTGAATTATTAATTAATAAATTGGATAGAGTACAATTAAGTTCGCAAAAGTAAAAAAAGGAAAAGCCATCGAAACTCCGAAAAAGGTAAGTGTCTAGCAAACCAATAAGGAGTGAAAATCGATGGCCTACCAAAATTCTACCGTATCTTTTGAAAAAATGCTATTGAAATTTATAGCAGATGAAGATCCAATGCAATCCATGCTTAAATGGCTTTGCGAGCGGTTAATGGAAACTGAAGTTGAAAACAAGCTTTGTGCTGAAAAATCAGAGCGAAACAATGAACGTCAAGGATACCGCTCAGGCTATCGCGTTCGCCGCTTTGACACAAGAATGGGAACCATATATCTTATGGTTCCTAAAATCAGAAATGGAGGCTATATTCCGTTTTTTGTGGAAACAAAAAGACGTTCAGAGGCCGCGCTCATGAATGTTATTCAAGAAGCTTATATCAATGGTGTTTCCACACGGAAAATCGATAAATTAACGAAAACACTAGGGATAGAATCCATCTCACGCAGTCAGGTTTCTGCAATCACCAAAGACTTGAATCAACATGTTTTTTGTCAAGTAAAAATCCCTAAAATGAGCGTCATAATTCCCTTTTTTCGTACAGGGAAATTCCCTGTTTTGAGCGGGAGCTTTTAAGTCTATCAAGAAGCTGCTGCCGTTTGCCGCATCAATGCATGTTCCATTCGGTAGCTACGCCCCTCAAATAGCAGCAAGTGCCCATGGTGCACAAGTCGGTCAATCATTGCCGCAGCCATCTGGTCATCTGTAAAGATGCTTCCCCATTTCGAAAATTCCAGGTTCGTCGTCAGAATCAGGCTCTTGCTCTCGTAACTGTCAGAGATCACTCGAAACAATAGCTGCGACCCTTCTTTGTCTACGGGAACGTAGCCCCATTCATCAAGGATCAGCAGATCCAATGACTGCAGCTCGCGCACCAGTCGTTCCAACGTTCCGTTTTTCCTCGCTTCTGCTAGTTTCAGTACTAGCTGGGTCACCGTGTAGAATTTCGTCTTGTAGCCAAGCTCACAAGCTTTTATCCCGGCGGCGGTAGCTAAATGCGTTTTTCCAATCCCTACCGGGCCATACAGCACTAGGTTTGTTTTCTCGGCAACAAAGCGGCAGGTTTCCAGCTCTTCCTGGCTGAATGCCGGCGGTAGCTTAACGTTTTGGTAGCTGTAGCCCTCAAAGGTCTTGTAAACGGGGAATCCCGCTCGCTTAATCAAGCGTTGCCGTTTGTTCTGCTCGCGCAGGCGCAGTTCTTCCTGCAATACATACAAGAGGAATTCTGCCTGTTTGGGCGTGCCTTCTTCTTTACAGATCTCGCCGATCCTGTTGGAAAGGAAGAGCTGCCTTGCGGCCTGGGTTACGTCTTCATCAAGCTCCGCACGCATTTTTGGTGTCATCATCGGCCGATCCTCCTTTTAAGAAGAGATCATCGTAGACATACAGCGATGGACCTTGTTCTGGCGGCGTATTGATACCATACCCGGTAATTCTTGCCGCCAGTACAGAAGCATCACAGATATTTACCGATCCGTTCCGAACGGTTAGCTCCATGGCCGAGATGGCGGCTTTTACGCCATACTGCCCAGCCAGTTCCTGCATCATTCTCAGGCAGTTGCGCAAGACTGGCTTCGGCTGGGCGTCGAGGTAATCACGCAAAAGATCCGGCACTTCCTGACGAAAGCCACTGTTGAACCAGGCACCCGCGTTGTTGAGCAAGGTGGCAAGCGTTGTACTGTAGTCAGAGATGTCGCTGCGCTTGTCGCCGTAAACCCGTTGGTGCTCAACGACGACCCGGCCGCCATCGTTAAGAATATCAATCCGGTTGGCACGGATGCCGACGAGAACTTTTTTGTGCGCATTTTCCGGTCGAGTGGAGTAATAGTGTTTTCCTTCGAGGCAAATCTTGCCATAACCATCTGCTTTCAGCCATTCATAACGGCAAACATTAAAGGGTTTTAGCGGCAAGGGCTGCAAGGCGGCTTTATCCGCAGAAAACAGTACCTGGATCTGCTCGCCTTTTTTGTAATGGGGTTCAACGGCTTTAATCTGATGTGCTGCCAGCAGCTGCCGGTTATATGTTTCCCGGTCGTTGAACTTCGGCACGGGAACGAAGAGATTGGCACGGGTATAGCCGACCTTTCGCTCGACATTCCCTTTTTCATAACCTGCTGCCGGATTACAGTAGCGCACGCGGAATTGGCAGTGCGCCCGGAACTGACCGAAAAGCTTGGATTCGTAGATGACATCGCGCACACGATGGCCAACGCCGGTGGCATTATCGAAGATCAATAGAGGTGGCACTCCGCCGATATAGGTGAAGATGTCCTGCAGACCCTGGCAGACACATTCGGCAGTCTCGCCGCCAAACACCTGGGAATATCCGTCATTGCTGTACGGGAAAGATACCGTGAGATATTTCAAGCGGACGGTACGGCCGTTTTCCTCGAAATCCGCTTCTCCAAAATCGACCTGGGCCGTACCGGGTTCCCAGACAAGCTCCAGGCTCGATTTTTCTACGGCATTCTTGCGAAGTGTTTTCACATAGCGCTGGACGACGCTGTAGCTTCCCGGATACTGTTCCTCTTCGGTGAGCCGCTGAAAGATTCGCCTCGCTGTATGGTGCTGTTTGTACCAATGTTTCTTGTCTTGGGCTAGATATTGCTGAATCTTGGGTTTGTAAGGATCCAGGATGGAAGGTTTCTGACTGTGTGCCGGCGGAGCAGGGGAGAAATTATCTTTGTCCAGATATTTGCGAATGGTCTTGTGATCAGCACCAACTTTTTTTGCAATTTCGCTGATACGGTATCCACATTGTCTTAAATCTCTGATATGATTGATTTGGGACATGATGAGCATTTTTCCTTTCCTCCTCTATCTTTTGGTTGTGCTTAAGATAAAGGATATAGAATTGGTGAAGATGATTCAATATGCCCCGCTTTTTTTCGGGAAATCCCCTGTATTATTTTCGGGAATTTTGGTGCTCTTTTTCGGTAATTCCAGTGTACTATAAACACAACAAGTTGACGCGTTTCGAAAACGAAAGCTCGAAGCCACATATCCGGTTCTTTGGGTAGATGCGTTATACGAGCGAATTCGTGATAATCAAAGGGTTCAAAATATGGCTGTATTCGTAGTCACAGGTATTAACTTAGAAGGAAAACGCGATATTTTAGCGGTAGAACCCATGTATGAAGAATCGGCAGCCAGCTACACTAAGGTATTTGAACAACTCAAAGAGCGCGGTTTAGAAAACGTATGGCTTGTCGTATCGGATGGACATAAAGGATTGGTAAAAGCTGCCCGGGAAACCTTCCTTGGCTGCTCTTGGCAACGATGCAAGGTTCATTTCATGCGTAACATATTGGCAAATGTTTCGGTTAAAAGCAAGAAACATTTTGCCGAAAAGCTCAAGCAGATATGGCTGCAGCCAGACTATGAAAGTGCTAAAAAATATGCCACTGCCTTCATGAATGAATATGAACTAAAATATCCCCAAGCCATAAAGGTATTAGAAGATGGTCTGGAAGATTCACTGCAGTTTTTCACCTTTCCAGAAATTGATTCCAGAAAAATATCCTCTACGAATCTGCTGGAACGATTAAATAAAGAAATCCGTCGGAGAACAAAGGTCGTTGGAATTTTCCCGAGCATGGATGCATACGTCCGACTTGTAACCAGTTATCTGATTGAGTACAGCGAAGATTGGTCAAGTGGACGTTCCTATATAAACCCAAAAATCATTACAGATCTTATCGCAACGAAGACCGCTTAATCCGATTCGGAGATTGATGGTTTTTGCGAACATTGCTTGACACTATCATAAATTGCCTGATTACTTATTAAAAAAACAAAAATCGGAAGTAATAAAAACCGAAAAATTAAAGTGCGAAAAAAAGATAATGTTAATATCCAGGATCGATAAATTAAAATCAGAGTGGGAAAAATTGAAAGTTAATAAGCTGCAATTTTGTAAAGTTACCCTGTGTGTTAGCATAGTTGTCAGTGATAGATGAAAGCTTTTGTGTTACTATAGAGAAGTATCACAGAAAGGAGCTCGACACCCATGCAGTAT